TTATCTCTTCCATTTTATCATAATCCATATAACATCTCGTTCCATACCACGCGTGTGCGTCTCTTGGTAAATCAGTGAGTTTTGGATGTTCTAATGGTTTCCATGAATCGTCCCACATTTTACAAGTAGCGAAGAACCCTAACCATTTTGGTGTTTGTTCTTTTACCGCTTCATGTAATGATAATATAGTTTCAATCGCCTGTGATGGTACTAACATATCAGATTCACCCCAAAACAATACATCTACAAGTTCACAATACTTTTCGTTAAAATCTCTTCTGTAATCTGCGATTGTATATAAGTCTTGAGTTATATCATAGTCCAACTCATACCCATTACTTTCTAAACTATCACAGACTCTTATGAATTCCTTTTTTATGTCGTACAAATCCTTGGTGGATTTTTCTAATTCCTGATTTGTTACTAAACATAAATCAATCAGTACTTTATCTTTTTGATTACCAATTGATAGTTTAAGAGAATCTACATATTCCTCAAACATATCAATCTCATACCATTGTACTAAACAACCTGCTGCTATCATATCTCTACTCTTGGAATTCCTTCGTAGCCAGGATTTCTATCTGAATTTATTTCCCATTCAACACCTTGTTCTTTCATCCAATAGTAAATACCTTTTGTTGCTTTTGCTACTGATAGTATTTCTCTTGGACCCATTGATGTTTTTGCATATACAATCTTTTCGTGTTCATCACCATAAAAGTGTTCTTGAAATACTCTTTGTGTATCGTCTTCAGTTCCTTTGTCAAACGATGATAAATCACCAATATCCCAACCAATAGTTACTATTTTTTTACAACCTAAATACATTGCTAATGGAAGTGCCATTTCGTACATAATACCAGGCCCCCAAGGTTGGTTAAATCCATATTCGGGGTGGTCTAACTTCATAGTGTCCCAATCCTCTCGTTCTGATAATGAGTGAATCATTTTATTAGGACCAACTCCACCACCTGTATTTGGATTGTTTCTAAATATAGGAATGAATAAATCATTCTCTAAATTATTTTCAAATATCATTTGAGGATGGAATTGTTCAAATATTGCCCACGTTATGATTGATTTATTATTTGACCAATCATACGGTGCAAAGTTACACCAATTTAGTAAATGGAAGTCTGCTACTTCTTTTAGAAAGTTATATGATTGTTTGATTGGTAAACATAACTTATCTCTTAGAAAATCTCTAAGTTCTTCTTTTGTATATCTGTTCAATGATGGTCCACCTGCGATTATATATGCAGTTTCACCTTCATACTGATTCTTTAATACTTTTAGTCTGTCTTCAGGTTCTTCTAATTTTAGAAGTTCTTCTCGTAACTTACTTGTTTGTGATTTCATTAAATTGTTTTAACGTCTGTTCCCATGATTCAAACCTGATACCTCTGTCATCTATGTAACAGATTGCTCTTGGTTTTTCACAAGTTATTTCTTTTATATAAGTATCAATCTCATATTTAGTTAACCACTCCCAAATCAACTCTTCACCTGTTTTACCATTTACAAGTGGTCTATCGGGTTTTACTTTTGCGGTAAATAAAACTATATCGTACCCTTGAGACTTAAACCACTTGATTGCGTCTAAAGAACCCTCAATAGGTGGGTCGTATACAGTTCCATCATGGAATCCTTTTGAATTACCATGGACAACACCATCAAAGTCTATCGCAACTTGATAGTTGTTTTCGTGGTGTTGCATTTTGTCATATTCGTCTATGTTCATTTTATTTTATATAAATTATATTTTAGTGTAATCTCGTCTCCAATCGAAAGAAACTGAGTTGACACTAATCTGTAATTACCGTCTACATCCGTCACCACTTTACAATTTGGATTATCACTATGATTGATAAATCCACCTAAGGGTGTTCTAATGTATCCGTTCTCAAACTTAGAGTTTGGGACATGACTTATACCAAAGTCATAATCAGATGGAATATCCATTGTTGCGAATAAACCCATTCCATCTATGTTACTTTTCATAATGTTTAAACCTTTAGGTAATGGTCTATACATTATCGATGTCTCTTATTAAATACATCACCATCTCTATATGAGTAAGAACCATATATAAACTTTCTTGGTGAGTTTGTGTTAAACTGTTTAGATACTGAATGATAAGAATCGGGTGTTGACAAAAAGAATACTCCTTTATTCTTCTTCGCTTCGACTGTTTTGTGTACAGGTAATGCGTTTAAGTCCCATATCTGTTGGTCTAATTTATTTAGATTATCAGATGAATGAATCAAGAAGTCACCACCTTCCCAATCTTTATCATTAAAGAATATTAGAAAGTTCCAAATCCTTTTATTTGTATCTCTATGTATTTCTCTAACATAACCATCAGTCGCAGAGGACCAATCGATGTGTAAGAAACTATCTGTCTTTAACGAACTATCAGTTGTAATAACACTATCCCAATCTTTCAACTCATTATCATAATAGTTTACAAAACTATGGAATACTTCATCATCATTTAGATATTCGTAAAACTTTTTCCAAGTAGGTGCAGTTTGTAACCACTCGTCAAACTTAGGACTACCTGAATTCATCTTTTTTCTACCACCCATAACGGTTCCTTCTGAAGATACATCAGGGAACTCTTGTATAAGGTTCTCAAGTGTTTCTTCATCAAAACAGTTTTCCACTTCTATAATAGGAAATGGATAGTCGGTAGAATTTCCTTCACTAAAATTAATCATATTTTTGGTATATCTTCTCCTCGAAGAATTCTGAATTCAGTAAATGATTTATTTCTTTCTTCTCTGCTGCTCTTCTATCATTTGTGTAATAAACCGCTCTTGCGTATTCAATGAATTCTTCATTAAACAATTTATCTTTTTCTAATAACCTAACAGAATCTTCAATAACCCACATTTGACCGTTTGTCTTTTTGAGTCTACTGTAGATTTCTTTTAGTTCGTCTCCACCATTATCCCAAAATGGTTTCAATTTGTCTTGTAAATAATTAAGTTCATTTTGAATATTTTCTCTTTGAACTTCATCTTTTACATTTTCAAGTTTTATTTCAAGGATTGATAACTTATCGAATGCGTCACCAATCGGTGTTTTAATTTCTATCGCCATATTTTAACATTTTATTTATTCCGTCTTCTAAACATACAAAATTTTCATAACCTATACAACTTTTTAACTTAGAAAGTGATGGTTTTCTCCATTTTGTATCGTTAGACCACGCAGGTTTATACTCTACTTTAAATTCTTTATCCATTATTTGATGTATAACCATCGCCAAATCATGAATAGTAATCTCTTCATCAAATCCAACATTTACTATTTCGTTAGATGTTTTCAAAATTAAATCAGAAACAATATTAGCATGGTCTGTAACATAACAAAAAGACCTTGTTTGATTTCCATCACCATATAAGTAAAAGTCCTCATCTGATTTGATTCTTTCAATAAACTCAGGAATCACTTGACCATAACCACCTGTTGCCATTCTTGGACCATAAGTGTTAAAAGGTCTAACTATCAAATACTCTTTTCTTTTTTCATCTGCCCATAATCTTACTAAGAACTCACCCATACCTTTCGAAGACGCGTAAGAGTCTCTATTTGCAGATGGATGTAAAATCATAGGTTCTGTTTCTTCAGTTGGAACAATTGGTGATGGTCCATAAATTTCAGATGATGACGCGTATACTACTTTTGTTACTGAAGGTGTACATGCGTTCAATACATTCTGAGTCATTAAGATATTATGATTACAGACTTTAAATGGAATATCATAAAAATATCTTGTTCCATTTATTGCTGCGTAGTGAACAACTACATCGAACTGATGTTCTAACATAAATTCTTTTATTGGTTCACTATAAACTAAGTCTAACTCTTTGAATGTAAAGTTTTCATGAGTTGGTAAGTTACTTACCTTTCCTCTGAAAAAGTTATCTACTCCAACGACTTCGTGACCACCATCTAATAATGAATCACAAAGATGTGAACCTAAGAATCCTGCTGCACCTGTTACTAATATTTTCATATCTCGTATCTCATTCCTTTTGGTACTGTTTTTACAAACTTATCATTTTCCTCATCAATGAATCTGAAAATGTCTACATCAATGTTGTATTTCTTACAAAGTACTTTCATCGCTTTTGTATCTTTAGGAAGACACATTCCACCATAACCACCAAACTCTTTATTTACATTTAAGTAGTGACCTTCACCGACACCGTGGAATAAAAACGCGTCTTTGATTGCATCGTAGTTTGCACCAAAATGTTCTGCTACTTTATGGAATGAATTTGCAAATGTGATTCTCATCGCCTTGTATGTATTTGAAAAATACTTCATAAGTTCTGATTCTATGATTGACATCTTAACTTTATGGAATGGTAGTGAACCGTGTGCTTTTACAATCAAATCATAGTTTTCATCACTATCAGTACCAACAACTAAGATATTGTTATTGTATACGAAGTCTTCATATGCACATCTTTCTCTCAGGAACTCAGGTACAAAACACATATTAAGATTTGGATATTCACTCATCAATCTTTGTGTAGTGCCAGGTTCTATTGTACTCTTAAGTGCAACAAGACCTTTATATTCTAATTTACTAAGTTGTCCTATGACAGAATTTACTGCTGTTAAATCACATTCTTGATTTGGACCTGTAGGAGTTCCAACTGTGATAAAGTTAATTTCTGTATCTAATGTATCTTCTATTGAAGTCTCAGGTATTTTGATATCATATCCGACAACTTCGTGTCCGATGTATTCAAATCCCTTTGATATCGCAGAACCAACTGCTCCTATTCCTATAACTCCTAATTTCATATTAGTGTTTCCGATATTTCCCATAAATAATTCCAATTGTTTTTGTGCCATTTTCCGGCTTTTATATATTGTATGATTTGATTGTGTACCAAATGTGGGTCAAAGTAGTGTTGTTTACAATACAAATGACCATACAAAGGCACTTTAGACCCATCTACGACTGCATCAGCAAGGTTCATAAAACTTCCCTCGTAAACATGAATCTCTTTTGCGTTTTGTAGTACTTTACTGTAATCTAATATATGTCCTTCCCTTGCGTGAACATTGATTACAGGTAGTTGGTCATTCTCAAAGTAGTTTCTGTTTATAGGATACATCTTCCTGAAAACATTATCTTGACCTCTTTCGTGGACTATGATATAATCCTCACCAACCTCATTTACTAAATCCTGATACAATCTATCCTCTTCTTCAAGGTCTCGATTCCAAGACAACTCTCTCCACTTTGGACCCTCTACCGCAGATGCAAAACCTAATTTAATAGTGTTATCTTTTGCTCCTGTACCAAACTGAATGTTTGGTGTATCATTATACAGTTTTTTAAACAACCAATTAAGTCTACCTTTTTGAACGTCTAAGTAGACCATGTCGTATTCTTTACAGTATTTTTCTTTTATGACTGATGACATCATTAGCCCATCACCAACACCACCTGCGTGTACTATTCTAATTCCGTTCATGCTAATAATTTCTCTACTAATTCTATATCTTCAGGATAGTCAACTGCTACTGTACTTCCATCCAATCTAACCATTTTAATTTTATACCCCATTTCTATGAATCTATCAATCTCGATATCTTCTTGAAACTCAAGTGGGGTTTTCTTTCCATAACTCCAAAATGCTTTTAAGTGGTCTCTATTGAATCCATAGATACAAACTTGTTTCATTGGATTAGTTGGAAGACCTTCCTTTAAGCCAGGAAGTGGGTTTCTTGAACACCAAATTAACTCGTCTTTTAGATTTGTTATTACTTTTGGTATTTTCTTATCTTCTACATTTTCGTGTTTGTTCAAAGGTGCCATACAATTTATGACATGATTTGGATTCTCTATCATTTTGTCTATCACCTTTTGTATGTCATTAGAATTTAACATTGGTTCATCACCTTGGATATTGATAATAAAATCTGCGTCAATCTCTAATGCTGCTTCTGCTACTCTGTCTGTTCCTGTCGGACAAGAGTCTGATGTTAACACTACTTTGTATCCGTGACTTTTTACTAAGTCTACAATTTCTTCATTTTCTGTTGCGATATAAACATTATCTTTACCAACAGCATTTTCTGCAATCCCGGCGACCCAAATAATCATTTCGGTCCCAAGAATCTTGGCGAGTGGTTTGCCAGGAAATCTACTTGATTTGTATCTCGCAGGTATAACCACCGCAACCTTTGGTTCAATCACCTCTTCAATCTTTTCAGAATCAAACCTAAGGGAATCGGGTATGTCCAATAAAATATCTTCGATTCTATTAGGGTTCAGATGTGACTGTTGTAGATTCTGTGGATACAGTGGGTGGATGTGTTTTAATCCACTAACCATATAATTGTGTGTGAATCCCCACTTGTGTGTTTCCATCAACGGGGTCATCCACTTTCTAATCACCTCTTGAAGAGGTTTACAGTTATACGTTTTGTTTCCCTCACCGTACTGATAATATGTGACGAGTTGTTCTGTTTTGACATTCCCGACACCTCTACCCATTCCAAGAAGAGTCCCATCAATCCAAGTTGCTCCTTCTTTCTCTGCCGATAAACAGTTTGCAAAAGCAAGACCAAGATTGTCGTGTGTGTGAACCCCGACCTCACAACCAAACTCACTAAACAACTTTACTAATTCAGTTGTTCTATCAGGTGTAAGATTTCCGTAGGAATCCGCAAAATATAATGCTTCAGGTTTTAACTCGTTTAGTGTTCCAAATTCTTTTATTTCAGAATCACTCAATAACGAGATACCCATAAGATTGATTACTAATCGATATCCTTTTTTGTTTATGTATTCACCGATTTGTTTTGATAATTCAATCTCGGAATGTTTGATTGCAAGTCTACAAATCTCAAATGGTGAATCACCAAACGGATTTATACAATCGTCAATCAATGAAAAGTCTACTCCACCATCTTTGATGAAATCTTTCGCGTCAATCATAAACGCAAGTTTTACGTTTACGGGAAGTCTATAATCTAATACGTCCCAAATAAACCTATCGTTACATTTACGATACTTACCACCCTTTACTGGCGACTTGTAACCTAACTCGATTACGTCAACCCCCGATAAATCACATGCGCTAATAAGGTCTTTGACCATTTGGGTATCAAAGTCCCAATTAGTATAGTAACCACCGTCTCTTAATGTACAATCTAATAACATAGGAAATTGTTAAATTTTCTTTTGACACACATATCGTTTCCAAAAACGCGATTACACAAGGGTATCGTAATACTCATTTTGTTTTTCTTGTCTTTTGATATCTTTTGGGTGTAACAATGCGAACTCTTCTAAAGAAGGTAAGTTAGAGATAGTCTCGTATCCTTCGATTTTCTCGTGTACCTTGTTTACCCAACGAATGGTATCTGATTTTCTATATATTCTCCACTGAGGGTCTGGCCAATTAATCCAACCTTTTTCATCAACTCTCCATCCCCACTTTTGGATATGTTCTTGGGTCAAACCTTCTACCGTATTTATTCTTGGAACAAGAACTACATCAACGTTGTTCATTGTTAGAATATCGGGTATACTCTGTAATAATACCTTACTTGGTATTTCGTCTGCGTCAATCTGAAAAATGTAATCACCGTTACATAAATCAGTCAACTTGTTTTTCCAATCACCGAAGTGACCATCAAATTTATCTTTATGCCATGCGAATGCGTTGTTGACAGATTTCGCTCTTAAGAACTCCTCTATCCCCTCATCACCTTTTGATTCGTCAAATAATATTACAACCTCATCTTCTCTTCTTTTGTATTTTAAGATGTGAGGTAAAAGTGATTGTAATTCTACAAACTCATTACATACTGTTATTGCGTAACTAATTTTCATAATTTAATTTTATAGTCCTACGGGTGGAGTATCTTGTGTTGTCTCCAAATCCGTGTCATCTTTTCTTACTTGTTCTTGTTGTCTTCTTACTGTTGCTGGTGGAACTTTGTCATAGTTACCATAATCGTAATTATAGACCAAAACTGAACCTACATTTTTTTCAACTAAAGTTCTGTAACCTACTTGAAGTTTTTTACTTCTAATAACTCCCGTATAAAACTGTTTAGAGTTTTCTTCGATTCTTAATTTAGTTAAATCTAATTTTCTAATCCCCTTTGTTGTACTAAACACCTCATCTAAATCTTCTGCTAATTTGATAAAACTCTGTGGTGAACAATGTTTCAAATCTAAACAATGGAATTTTAATTTAAAATCAGGTTGTAAAACAAACACAAAGTAATCTCGTTGTTTACCATCTACCTTTTTGTATCTGATTTTTGCAACCATTCCTCTTTCCAACTTAGATTTACTAATCTTAGTCGGGTCTTTCATATTACTTCTATGTCTACTTGTAAAGTCTGTCATTATTTCTTCTTCAACTTAGGTAATTTTAAAGTAACTTGTTGTGGTCCTTCACCTACTTTATATTGGTCGAATATTTCACCCAATTTAGTTGACATATGTTCTTTTGTAAAATTACTCTTTACATACTGTCTATTCTTTCGGGACTGTTCTAATGCTTTCTTATACTTATCAAATACCGCTTTCATAGTACCTGAACCTTGAGAATAATTTACTTTAAACCATTTACTCCCTTCTTGGAACCACTTATTTCTGGCTGATGGATGGATTTCTACTAATTCACCACCAAGTAAAAAGTTGTATTGAGGATGTAAAAAGTCTAAGTGACCACTCCACCCTGATGCGATAATAGGTTTACCACTAACACATGCTTCAAGTAATGGTCTACCAAATCCCTCACCATGAGTGAATGATATATGAGATTTTACTTTAGGATGATTATACAATGAATTCATTTCTTCATCTGTCATATCACCATCAAGAATGTATATGTTTGGAAGTATTCCATTCATACCATCCATTTCTTTGATTTTTTCAATTTTCTTTTTTACATCGTGAACACTTGTTATAGATGATTTACCAACAGATGTTTTTAGTATCAATGCTGGTTGTGATTTTTTATTAAAACTATTTGTCTTAAATGTCGTCAAAAATGAGTGTACTAATGCTGCGATACCTTTTCTGTCCTCACCTAAATCACCCTGTAACCAATGTCCTACAAATAAGAAACAAAATTGTTCAGGAATCTCTGATAATGTTTTTTCTATTGTTTTTGATATTGGTTTTTTATGGTCATATATTTTCGTGTCATATCCTTCAAACAAAACTTCAACAGGTTTTTCTATTTTTAGTTCACCTACTTTTTCTTTTGTTTGTTCGTTTAGTTTATCATATACTGCTGATAGAGTCTTCTTTGAATGTTCTGATGATACTATAGTCAAGTCCATTCTATTACAACCCTCGATAAATTCTGCAGTTGCGTCTGATGTTTCAATAACTGCGGATACACCAACATTAAAATGACCAACAGGAGTAAACTCATTTGGAATAGTTATCTGAAACCATACATCAGGTTTCTGTTCTAACTTATTAATCATCCTTGAAGTCAAATCTTTATCATCGGGAGTCAATGCGTTCATACTCAAATCACCCCATCTTTGAGAAAGGATTTTGATATCCCACTCATCACCTTTTTGTTCAATAAGTGCTCTTACAAAATCTCTACTTCTTGCCCCATAACCACTTCTTGTGGCGATTGGACAACTAACTACACATAACTTTTTTATACTTTCCATAAGTCAAATCTTTTTCTTGGTTTCCAATTTTCAAAACAAGTATCAATTGCTTCAATAAACTTTTCACCCATTGTTTCTGATGCCATATCACCTTCACCTACTACAAACTCATGACCTAACATACCAACTCTTTCACATTCTTCTCTACCCATTTTGAAAAACTCATTAAGGTTTTCCGCGATATCGATAGCATCACATCTATCATCATAGATATAAGGAGTAACAGGTGACCCCTGTAATGATAAATTTGTTGGCCATACAGGTTTAACCCACTCACCATGTTCTAATTTACCTTTCCATTTTCTCCACTGATGAAGTGAACCTATTTCAACATAATCTTCTGCTGTAAGTAGTTTACCATCTTTTCTGAATCCACATTGGTCTTGTAGTCCACCTGTGACATTTACGATGATTGGAGTACCTGCTCTCATTGCTTCACAAGAACCTAATCCAAACCCTTCATTAGATGCGACATTTAAAACTACATCACATGAATTGTAATATAAGTTTAATACGTCTGTTGGAAATGCTTGTGTCTTCGGTCCTGATTGTGTAAACTTGTATTCACCAAATTTACCACAATGTTTGATAACCTCAGGAATGTCTGTACCATTCGGGTCACTCGGAGAGGTATGTAAAAACAATAACATTTTTTTATCAGGATTCATTTCTGCGAATCTACTAAATGCTTCAACTACATCACCTGGCACTTTTCTACGAATGTTTCTGTTATTCCAACCTACAATAAAGTCGTATTTGTCTAATTTAAACTTCTGTTTGAACTCAACTAATTTTGGGTCCATATCCGATAATGGTTTAAATAGTTTAGTTACACCGTGAGGAATATACTTGTGATTCCAATCTTCTTTTGACATCCCTGTTTTTTCAAGTGTTCTTTTATTGATACCATAGGTTTGTTTTGATATACCTAATAGTAAGTCACAACTTGCGTAAAATGGTGCGTTCCATAGTGGGTCAGGAAGTGAATCCCAAATGTTGTAATACATGATTGGACAAATCTGTCTAATTTCATTTTCCATCTCATACAACCATCTCCAAAATCTTGGGTCTGTAAAGTGTAAGATTGCGTCAGGTTTTTCTATGTTTATTAATTGTCTTAGTATATCGGGATTACCGTAACCTGTATTACAATATATTTTTACACTTGCGTCTTTGACTCCTGTTTCTTTTTGAACATCGGCGTCTAAGATAAGTGTTTTACCTGATTCAGGGTGTTTTAATGCTGCACCCAACTGTACCCAATCATATTTGTGTACTGTTGACAATACAATTTCTTTTGATTGTGTTGCGATTCCACTATGTAATCGTAAATCATCGGAAAGTAAAAGTATCTTTGGTTTCTTTACTTTGTCCTTAGATACCTTCTTTAGTTTTGGTAGTTCTATACTCATGTGTAACTTCTTCTTTTTTATTTAACTATAAATATACAAAAAAAATTAATTAAATCCTATTATATTCATCAGAAATTCTAACAATATCATCTTCACCAAAATATGTACCTGTTTGAACTTCTATAAACTCAACGGGTTCATCTGTCTCATTCCATGCTCTGTGTTTTGCTCCTAATGGTATTCTGATGGTCTCACCATACTTTCTGAATACTTTTTCGTCATCTAAAACAATTGTCAACTCACCCTTTATCACGGTCCAACATTCCTGTCTTTTGTGGTGATATTGGTACGACAACTTTCTGTGAGGTTCTACTGTAATTCTTTTTACTTTTGTAGTGGGGTCATCTAACAATACCTCGTATCTACCCCAAGGTCTATATTCTATTTCATTCATTGTACGAAACTTGCTTTCTTTTTCCATCTATTTAACAATCTGTTGAAATGATTAAATTCATTCCTTTGTATCTCCCCAAAATAAACTATCTTATCTGAGTTATGTACGATACAATCATATTGGTGAAGTGGTTGTGTTGGGTGATATGGTTTATCGTAATAGTCATCTTCCATTCCACTATACAACGTTACAGATGTATGTGCAGGATTATATTCGATATACTTTACACTCATTTCTAACGAGTACTTTCTAACCCACTTTTCAATACCATTTTTTTTACCTCGTGTAACTATGATTAGGTCGTCACCAAACTTTTTCTTTAAGTTAAAGATTAACTCTTTTATTTCTCCTCTATTTTCATACGTCTCGTGACCTATCAACGCTACTCTCATACTTGACCAATTCTTTTTGTACCTTTTTCCAATACCTTTTAGTTTGTTTTTTCTGTAATCCTTTCGGACCACCATTCCAACACCTTGCAATTTCTTCATATGAACTATCTTTGTGGTAATAATTGTAAATTATATAAAACATTTCTATAGACTTCTTCTCATCCCATCTGTCATCTAATGTATAGAATTTTTCAGAATCAAATTTATGAAGTAGTCTATTTACTTCATTGACCATTATTGGTCTTATTTGTAAGATACCTGCTGCATTCTCTCCTTTAGCAAATGCACTTGGGTCTCCTTGTGATTCTACCTGTATCATCGCTCCTACTAAGTCTGAAATATCTCTATCAGGTATTTTTAGAATCATTGGTGTTGTTTCCACCGTTAGTTCTTTTATTGGTTTAGGTTCAAGAACCGTAATTGGTTCTACCCTTGGATTTTCTACTTTACTTGAACTAACTAAAAGTAAAGAAACCCATATAAATAAAGTTCTCATATTAAGATTTTATACGTTCCTTTTTGTTACACAATTCACTATCTTTGAAAGGACACCATCTACAGTTCTTGTTGTTCTTACCTGCTAATGCAGGGAACTCACCAACTGTATTGTATGTTCCATCATCGTTAAAACTACTTTCAATAAATTGGTTAAAATTCTTTACTATTTTATTTAAGGTAGGTTTACCGTGAGGTGGTACAAACTCTTGTACCCTCTTTTGTGCAAACATTGCCTCTTCCCACAACTTTCTTTTTACAATAAAATACCTTACTTGTATTCTATCTAATGGATAACCATATTGTTCTGAGAAAAACTTTTTGTATAAAACTAATTGTGCGGTTTTTGTTTTATCCGCTTTCTGCCACTTGTTCCAACCTTTTGTTGATGTTTTGATATCCCATATTTCAATATTTCCATCACTGTCTTCAAATACCAAGTCAAGGAAACCTTTCATCATGATTTGACTATCATCTGATACGGGATAATAAATAGGTAATTCTACACCAACAAGTTTCATATTACGAGTTGAAAAGTATGCAGACCGATTCTTTTTCAAGAAATCGAGTATTTGTATACCATCATCGTAGAACTCATTCATTTCACTACGATTGGTAAACTTAATTCCGTATATTGCCATGGTCTTTTTGTACTCTTTAGTCATTTCTTCTAACAAGAGTCCATTAAGGTCCATTTCATTTGCTTTTGTTGCAGAGTCATTATACATAACTTGTAACCAAGATTGTATAGTCTCATGCATTGCGGTACCGAATAATAAGTGTATGGATGGGTCGAAGTCTTTGTGACCATCCATATAGGTTAGTTTCCACTGTTTAGGACAGTTTGCCCACATTGTATACTGTGAATAGGAAACCTTCTTATCATCTTTCCCTTCTTTGTGTACGGGAAAATTGAATATATTGGATACCATTGATTTTTTCATCTACATAAAGATAAGAAAAAGACTTGGAATTACCAAATCTTTTATGTTAAATAATTGTTAAATTTTACTTAGCCCACTTCTTTCTTTGGACTATCTGTGCTATAACTCCATAAACACTCATATCTTCGTATGTATCTTGGATGTTTTCACCAACTTCATCAGGTTGACCTAAAACTACTAATTGTTTTAGTCTTTGGATTTTATCATTCATTCTGAACCATAAACCTGTTAGTGATATCTTTATTTCATCATCAGTTTCTAAGTTAGAACCAACTGAAATGTTATCGGGTCCGTAATTTCTTTGTTTTTTACAGAATGTTTCATACATTTCTTCTTGAATCTTTTTAAACTCAGTTGTCGTGTTTGGATATAGTCTTTCACAATATTCTATTGCGGATTCCTCTACATTTCTCTTCACTTGTTTTTCACCATTCCACTTAACTTTGTTTTTTCTTTCTTTTATTACTTCAGCCATTTCTTTATTTCTTTATCTTCTATACCGTATTTTTTTATTATTTCGGTAATTTCATCTTTTGTTAGTATGTCAAGATATCCTATGACTTCTCTCTGAGATACTTCATAGTATTTTGACAAGTACTTTAAGACATTTTCATTGTACTTACTTTCTTTTTTACCTTTTATGTACTTATCCCATGTCTTTTTCTGTGGAAGAACGTCAAAATATAATTTGTACACATCTCGGGGTTTGAGTTGACCTATGGTATGTTTTTGTAACTCGTTTACCAACTCAATAAGATTAAGATTCATTGACAACCATCTATTTACTATAAATGGTGAGAATGTTTTCTTATCCATATCGGATAGAGTATTCCAAGGAACCTTTTTCTCTTTGATTCCCGAAATATGTTCAAATATTGTTTTAGTCTTCTTTTTCACCATTAATCAGTTCTTTTGGTGTAAATTTTGGATGAACTGTACCACAGTTGTTACATAATACAACGGGTATTGGTAACATCGATGCTACACCGTTTGGTGATTGTACTGCTGGTACTTCTTTATACATTGTTACTTCGTCAAAGAAGATACCACCACATTCGGGACAATCTACAGTAGGTAACTTTCTTGGGTCTAATTTTAGACCTACCTGTTGTTTATTCTGCTGTCCCCCTAAGTCTACAACTTTTCCTTTTTTTGCCATAACTACTTTCCTATTGTTACTAAAATATTTAAAATCATCGCCATAATGTTGATTTCTTTATCAACAACCATTGAATCTTTGTACTGACCATCTGCGATGTTTAAAATAGTCTGTCCAACTTTACCCGATGCGTATTCATCTACTTCATCATATAGTGCTCTGTATAGTGGTTGAAAATCTTTCACTTTTGAATCAGCAATAATCTGTCTGATTTGATTGAATTGTTTTTTCATCTCACCACCTGATTTCATCACTTCAATTACATTGTCAACATAGTTTGCTTGAACTGTAGATGTTGTATCTATTTTCAATTCACCTTTGACAACTTGTCTCTGTGCTGCATTTAGAACTCTACGAATGTCAGGATACCCACCATTCACTAATACTGCAAGGTCTTCTTTTTGAAACTTAACCTCTTCCTCGTTTAATATATCAAACAATCTTTTCGCTACTTCCTTCTTTGAAGGTGGTGTTATTGCGAATGTCTGACAACGAGATTGAATCGGGTCAATAACTTTTTCTACATAGTTACAAGTTAAAATAAATCTTGTAGACTTTGAAAAAGTTTCCATTAAGTTTCTAAGTGCTGCTTGTGCGTTTGGTGTCAAATAATCTGCTTCATCTAATATGATAACCTTCCACTTTCTGAAACCCATTGATGATGCGAATCCACGAATCTTATCACGAACTGCGTCAACAGAGTTTTCATCAGAGGCGTTTATGTACATAACATCACAATCAATCTGATTAGTGATTATCTTTGCGAGGGTAGTCTTACCTGTACCTGCTACTCCATAAAGTAACAAGTGTGGTACATCCTCATTCTCAATGTATATTTTTACTTTTTCTAAGATATGTTCATTACCAACATATCCCTCTAATGTATCGGGTCTGTATTTTTCAACCCATAGTGAATTACTCATATTAAAAGAATTTATTTGATGTAAAGTTTTGTGACCATTTAGGGTCTCTCTTAGACTCATCTAATGGGTCACCTTTGTAATCTACGTTTCCTGCTTCATCAATAATTTTCTTAATATCATCGATGTTTTCTTCAGGAATCCAAAGTTTAGTATAAACTTCATTCGGTGTATCTTTTACACCTCTTTCTAAACACCACTGTCTAATACCTTCCCACGCATTACTTTTATGTAATGACGGGTGACTATTATACAAGATGTTCTTTTTATATCCATTACCCTGTAAGATATGATATAACCACTCCACACCGTATTTGGTTTTGGATGTATGTTTCTTCTTACTGTTTTCTAAACAATGTATTAAATCACCAACAAGATTATTTTTAAAGTCTTCATCATGTGGTGGTAATTCCCAATCAAATTTCTTACCTTCAGGAATTTTATTTATTACATCTAAGAACTCCTCTTTATCTGAGAAGTATAATGGATAATCTTTACCCAAGACATATTCATATGTTGGGTGTTTGAACGCTAAACTTGGTTTCTTCAACCTAACTGCGTCTTGTACTGATAAGTTCCAAGTCATGTAGTTGTCAACAAAACACAAAGTGGCATGAGACTGTTCAATCAAATTACGATATGCTCCACCACTTGGTAAATTCTTAACATACATCCATTTTGGTGCAGGTTTACCTGCTTGAGGTTTTTTTGCATTTTCATCAGTAACCCAAACTAACCACTCATCCCTATCAAGGTCTTCAGTATATTCAATAAGTTTATTGATACCTGTTGAATTGTTCCATCTATGATTGAATAACAATATCTTTTTACCTCGTGCAGGATTAGGGAATGGTTCCGAATCAGGGAACTGTCCTACTCCTAATGGAAAGTAGTTAATCTTTTCATCCATGACTTCGTCATTGATACCTTGAACTATATAGTCCTTTTTGTCCCAATTAGATTTCATATAATCTTTTGATACAGGACAGTGGAAATATGATTTGTAAGACCAATTAATTGCTTCAAGTTGTCTATAGAATCCTTCAGGGTATCCATCTGTAACTCTACTCTTTGTACAGTCAACCCAATGGAAGAAATTGAAACATTCTACTGTAAGACCATATCTTGAAGACATGATTGAATTTACAACATTATATAAAAGTTCAGGTTGGTGATTAAATATAAAGTCAAAATCTTGACCTCTCCAATCTGTAAGTTTGTTTAAGAGTTTACCGTTAAAGTATGCTCTATTTGATAAAACAGATTGAGTATAATCAAATGGTACTAATGTTACGTTTGGACCTAAATCAGGAATCGTGTTATTGGTAGGGACCAATATTGTATGGTGACACATTGGTAAAAACTTGATAGTCTTAACCATAACTTTATAGTTAGAATCACCGTGATGTTGAAATTTAGGACCACTCCACCTAACAGGTGACATGATGTGTAGAACTCGTCTACCGTACAGTGGATGGTTGTAATCTTTAGTCATATTTGCTCCTTACTTTATTTCTACTAAGTAGTAGTTAGAAGTGAAACCATCTTTTTCAAATGTTGCGAATGCAAGTCCTTGACTTGAAACTTTTAGAGAAGATGATTTTGCACCTTTGTTTGCATTAAGAATTTCTTTTAAGTATTTTGCTGAGAATGAGATTGGTTCGATGTCACCATCACATTTACAGTTTACATTCATAGAAATTCTATTAGAATTAATTTTTTGATAACCTAACACAACAGAACCTTTGTTACCCTTACAAGAGAAAGTAAATGTATCTGATTCACTTAACGCTCCCTTTGACTTTACGAATGTTGAAATAAATTCATCATCTAATGTAATTTCACCATTAAAGTCAGGTAGTTGTTTTAAATCAGGAACTACAGGAATAACAGATAAATCTGCTAACATATAATTAACTGATGTCTTCTTGTCTGAGAATACTAAAGATGCTTCACCTTCAGTAATATCAATAGAAGAATCTAAAACACCTAACAACCCTTTAAGTTGTGATGTTGTGTAAATACCGAACTCTCCATTTGGGAATTCTTTGTTTTCACTTTGAACACTCCCTAAGAGTGTCTTGTCGTCTGAAATAAAACTTACAGACATACCTTCATCGGTTGAGTTAATCTTAACCGATTCGACTTCACCACCGAGATTATATCGGGAAATGAAACCTTCAAACGAGTTTTTCTTCATAATTTATTTTAAGTTTGTTACTAATATACAAAATTTAATTGACAATTCCTAATCAAAACTAAAAAATTTATTTACAGTGACAGGATTTGCTTTTAGACGTTTTTTATTGTTAACCACATCAAACGATAAGTTATCAGCGGAGTATCCTTCTTGAATGATACCTTTATTGGTTACTTCTACCTTTCTGTCTTTTCTTGCGAAAATCCAAATACCCCTACCTGATTTGGTAGTTTTATCAAATACATGAAAGTCTTTTGAATATGATTCCATATCTACAATTACTTCACTATGGCCAGGGTCTAAAGGAAACGGCTCAGAGTGTGGTAACGGGAACGTCCAAACTACGTTCTTACTTATACGACAAACTTCATCAACAAATGTCTTCATATACTTTTGTGGAATGTGTTCAAGTGTTTCTGAACACCATGTCCAATCCCACTGTTTGTCTTCAAAGTCAGTTCCCTCTACAATATCTTGAACATAATCAACGCCTGGGCCACTTCTTATATCAAGATTTCTGTATTCCTCACATCTTGTTTGTAGAACACCTTTGTAAGGTGCTGTACACCCACCACCCACGTCTAATATGGATTCTGCTCCTCTTGGTGGTAAGTATAAAAGAAAATATCTGATAACATTTTCTACATTTTTATGTGTTGATACATCTAACATAATATATTCCTAATTAATTAATATTTAAAATCCAAAAAATTGTGATGCTTTCTGTAAATTAGAATTAGGTTTTTCCCAATCCATCGCTTCATAGAAATCTCCAAGTTTGTTTTCTAACTCCTTTTCCCATATTTTATCATAGTCAATATATTGTTCAACAAACTTTAGAATCTGTGGTGGGTCGTTATGACCTTTTAACGCGGTTGAATCTAATCCAAGTGGATTGTTTTTTAAATAAACCCACTTAACCTTGTCACCGTCTCTCATTGGTTCATATTTGTAAGGTACTTTATAGAACGCAAGTAATTGATTATATGTCAATGCAGATTTAACGTGAGCAGGAGTTCCTTTTTTGAACTCACCCAACACCTGACTCTTTGTCATATATTTTGACAGTTCTTTTACTGACGTATTTTTTGCAATGTCTATAAAGTTCCTATCGACCATACCATCTTTGTAATCTAATATTTTTTGGTCTATCTCTGTTTTATCAGTTGATTTTAGAATATCTAAAAGAACTGTTTTCATAACTTCTTTAAAGTAAGTTGGAAACGAACTACGTTTTACATCCAATCCTTTTACGTCCAATTTATCACAATCAACAGTATTGTCGTTGATAATCCATTGAGCGTATCGTTTCTTTGATACCCAAAAACCACCCTTTGCGATTGTTTCTTGTTTGATATCAAATCTATGTGTATCAATGTTAAATAACTTTTTTGCCATAACATCGTACATTCCATTAATGTGTTGTTCTACCTCTTTTGCTGCGGATAGAATCGCAGGAATCATTTCTTCATCCGACTCTTCATTGAGTTCAGGATTACGTGCTTTTACCAACGGTGCTGCTTGATAGAATACAGAATCAGTATCAGTATACACGTTATAGTCTGCCTCTTTTCCTATCACTTTTGAGTAGTATTGATTTGCAATCAACTCAGTTGTTTTAATTACAGTTTGACCTGTAATCGTAGTTGCTTCTGCATTGTCAATATCATAGAATCTGAATGATGGTAATCCTAAAACTCCATACAAAGAGTTTAACATAATCTTTTGTACTAACTGTCGTTTACCGTAAAACTTGTATTGTTCGTCATTACCTTCTTTACCATACTTTTTCATCAAATCTTTGTATTCAACTCTTTTGTTAAACCAAACATTTAATATTTCAGGAATAATACCAACTTTATCTGTTCTATAAAGGACTCCGTTTGATGCGACTGAATATTTGTTTTTATCTATAAATGCTTTGAACTTATCTTTTGGTAAAGTAGGAAACTCATTTCCATCAACGTCCATAATAGTATAAGTTTCTAATCTACCTTTCATATGGTCTTCAGCAGAATAATCTTTCAACTTACCAATCTTTGTCTCAGGTGAAATATTGATACTCATAATGATTGATGGATATAGTGAAGTCAAATCTAAATCATAAACCCATTTATACAATCCTGGCTTTGGTTCTTTTACATACGCTCCTGTAAACTTAGATTCACCATCTGAACCATCTTCGTTTCTTGGAACTCGTCTTGCTTTATTTGGTGCGACTCTACCACTCCTTCTAAGGAATGTCAACATTGCACCCTCTAACCATTTTGATGAAAATAAGTAATCTTCATAGAACACATGACCTGTATGACATATTGCTCTTGCTAAATCAATAAACTGAAGTTTCTTATCCATATCAACAACCAACTCTACATCAACTAAGTTATACTCAATAAACTTCTCTATATCATCTCTGAATAGTTGGTCAAGGTTTCCTTCATACTCAATCTTTCCTCTACCCAATTCAGTTGTTGCTACCGTGTCTAATCTATAGTTTGGAAGTTCAGTGTATGTGTAACATTTGTATAACGCAAGATAATCTAATGCTGATACACCTGCGATAATGTATCTTTTACGATATTTGTTCCAATGAACTTTACCAATCGGTGATAGTTTGTTTGCTAATCTTTCACCAAATCTATTCTTTAATCTGTTGTACAAGTATGTGACATCAAAATAATCAATATTCCATCCTGTTACAATTGATGGATTTATTTCTTGCCACTTGTTTAAGAATGCTGTAAGTAGTTCATCTTCTGAGTCAAATGATTCTACCTGTGCACCTTTGATTGTTTTATTAATCTTCTCACCTTTATTAACAACGTAAACAAAATAATCATTTGTAACACTATCATGTCCTGCAATCGCAGTAATTTCGTTATCTGCTTTATCAATGTCAGGAAGACCACTAAGCATTTCTACCTCTATATCAAAAGTAAGAACTGTATGTCCAACTGATGATTCATCTGAGTCACCATAGTTGTCAATTAAGAATCTTGTAACTTCGTTTACATCTGATTCATATAATTGTAAATCATCTTCTGCTTTCCACCAAGTAAGTTTCTTTAAACGTTCACCGTGAATTGATTGATGTGCTCCATTACCGTCTCTTACATATGCGTATCTACGATACTTTGATGTATAGTAACCTTTTTCATCATCCCAACAGTGTATGATATTCTTTTCTTTTTCGTAGTATACGTTTTGATACATATATTATTGATAATCGTTAAATTCACCAAAAAGTAGGTGAGTCCAAGTTTCCCCTTTTACTATTTTTCTAATATTCGCAGGAGATACTCCGTTATTTCTTGCTAATACTCTTATATTACGATGACCCACAGACCATAATTTTCTGATAGACTTCACTTGTCCTTCTGTTAATTTATGTTGTGGATGTGATTCACCTCGTAACCTCATTTTAAATCTTTTCACTAATATACAAAATTTTTATTAATTTTCCAAATACATTTCACCATTTTTTACACCTGATGGTTCTACGTCCCATAGGTTTATTGCGATGGCTCTTCGTGTCCCACGAGTAACTTTAGTAACTCTATGTGGATGGTGACCTGCAGGAAAGATAACTAATCTATTGTATTTGGGTTCTAATCTTTCAGGTTCACCTTCCATTCCGTCAGGATATATTTCAAGATATCCACCATCGATATCGTTTTCCCACGGATAGAAAACTGTTCCTATTACGGGTCTAACTATTCTTTTTTCAGTATCCCATATATATTCATCTTTATCAAAATGAAATGGTAGTTCATCTCGTTCCTCGTCTTGAGAATAAACACCTGTCCAATATTCAAACCCTGAAACGTTTACAGATGGGTATGGGGAGTTTTCACCCCAAATATACTGTATTAACTCTTTCTTAAGTGTGTTGGTTGGTGTATTCCACCACCCGTTCCACCAATAGTAACCCTTATCATCCCAAAAAGTATTATCCTCTTTGAGTCGATTTAAAAGGTCTTCGTCTTTAATAAAATCATCAATTACTACCATAGTAATGTTTCTACTTTCTTTAATGCTGCTGCGATTACTTGGTGCATATCGTAATACTTATATTCTGCTAATCTACCACCAAATATCACCTTGTCTTGTTGTTGTGACAATTTTTTATACTTGTTATACTTTTCGTTGTTTACTTTATCATTTACAGGATAAAATGGTTCAACTCCCCGTTCATATGGTTGTGGGTATTCCCAACTAACATAAGTTCCTTCTTGATTTTGATTATCAAAGTGTTTATGTTCAATGATTCGTGTATATGGTGTTTCTGAATCAGTGTAGTTCATAACTGCACATCCTTGATAGTTATCCTTTGATTTATACATCTTATTCATCCAATGTACAGATTTGTATTCCAAATCACCATATTTGTAATCGTAGTATTTATCAATTGGTCCTGTGTATATTACTGTCTCACCTAAACCATCCCAAAAGTCCTTTTTGTCAAAATAATCTGTTTCTGTAAATACTTCAATGTCTTCTAACAACGTTTCAAATATCTGAGTGTATCCACCGATTGGTATTCCTTGATATTTGTCATTAAAATAGTTGTTATTGTAAGTGAATCTAACAGGTAATCTTTTGATGATTGATTTTGGTAACAACATACAAGGTTTCATCCACTGTTTTTCAGTGTAACCTTTTATTAATTTTTGATAAATATCTTTACCAACAAGAGCTTGTGCTTGTTCTTCTAAGTTAGTAGGATTACCTTTAAACCTCTGTGATTCAATCTTTTCTTTTGCACCCTCAGGTGTTCTAACACCCCACATTTTGTTAAATGTATACATATTGAAAGGTAGTGGGTATATCTCACCTTTATAGTTTGCTATTGGATTTAGTTGAAACTGATTAAAGTCTACAAACTGATTTATCCAATGCCACACCTTCTCACTGTTTGTATGAAATATATGAGGTCCATATTTGTGTACATGAATTTTATCTACCTCTTCCGTATAACAGTTACCACCAATGTGGTCTCTTTTTTCAATAACACAAACTTTTTTACCTGCTTCTTTCAGTTCATATGCACAAACTGCTCCATAAAACCCTGAACCGACAATTAAATAATCGTATTTATACATTTCTTTTTGCAACTTCTAATAATTCTTTACACCTTGTTCCTGTATCAGGGTATGATTGATTATCTATAAAAAACGTAGAATTAGGAAACGGATTCTTGTTTTTCATAATTTTAGTACAAACTTCTAACATCTGTTCCCAAAATCCATTGTCTCTATAATAGTATGCTAAATCAATCAAATGTTCATTTCTTCCTTGACAGTATTTTTCCGCCTCTTCCCACTTTTGTAATCCATCATATGGTTCACCTAAAAATGCATACAATCTACCTAACAATAAACATGCGTAATATCCCATTTCATCCCAATGAGGATTTTCACCGTGAACGTTTTTTAGATACATTTCAAAATAAAATATTGCTCTTCTTGCGTATTCATATGAATGTAGTTCACCAAATGGTAACTCTTCTGTTTTCCAATAACCATCGTAATATGATTTTCCAATATACCATAAATGATAGTCATCTTCTAATACTTTTTTAGTTGGTACATTTTCTAACTCAAGTGTTAGTGCGTCTGTAATAAACTTATTGTCTACAGTCCAAGTTTGTCCGTCATTTGTTACGATGTGTCTAAATGATTTATCTAAATCAAATCTAACAAAGTCTTCATCCACATCAGGTAAATGTATTGTTTCGTGTCTTTTTGAGTGTTTGAAATACCACGGTCTGTTTGCGTTCCATAACCAAGTTCTATAATAGTAACTATCAGTTGTTTCTACGGGGATATTAAAAGAATCGATAGAAGTGTCGTTGAATACCGACCAATCAAAATTATCATCTACTTTTAATTGTTCATCCGCGTCCATTCTAAGAATCCAATCACATCCATGATTAGAACTTAGACACTTTTGTAAAGTATGGTCTCTATTGTAGCCAGGAAACTTCCATTCTGTTTCATAAAGAAATCCGTCAATTCCCTTTTCTTCAAAAAAATCACGAATTATTTGTTGAGTTCCATCAGTTGACCCATTATCTTGAATCACCCAATAGTCAATGTACTGATAACACGACTCTAACATTCTAAGAATAGTGTTAGATTCGTTTGCTACCATAGCATTCAAACAAATCTTTGTTTGTTTCATAACTTTTTTAATTTTATATCGATAAGTACTCGTTCATTGGTTTTACACCGATAATTCTTTTTACTTCGATTTGATTCTCTAACAAAACTACAGTTGGAACACTCCTTATACCGTATCTCTGTGCTAAGTCGGATTGTTCATCCACATTTATTTTTTTTACGGGAATCGTATTACCGACTTGTTCCATTACAGGACTCAACGTTTTACATGGTTGACACCACGCTGCTGAAAAATACAAATATTCTTTCATTTTCTTACCTTCATTTAACCATCACAGGATACACAATCAGGGTCCAATGCTCGTGCTGCGATATCACCACGAAGGACGGACTCTGTTCTCATATAATATAAAGTTTTAATTCCTTGTTTCCACGCTTCTAAAGTAACTTGATTAATCCATTTAGGAGTTGCTTCAGATGGGAACGCCAGATTCAACGAAACTGATTGGTCAATATATTGTTGTCTAACACCTGCTTGTCTGATTAATTCTAACTGATTAATTTCTTTGAAGGTCTTAAATACGTCTTTTACCCAAAAAACTTGTTCTTTATCAAATGCCTCTTGAGGAATGTCTTCTCTTTTTAGGAGTTTTCCATCTACATATCCCCAATCATCTAATTCTTTTATGTCTTGAACTGAACCACCATCTTCTAAGATTTTGTCCCAAGTTGATTTTTTGTTGATACCAACTTTTCTAAGAACTTTTTCTAATTCAAGATTCTTACGGATAAACGTACCTTTTGCAGTTTGTTCCGTAAATACATTTGATGGCCATGGTTCAATACCTGCTGACACATTACCACTTAACTTAGAATTAGAAACAGTTGGTGCGATTGCTCTTAAGTGAGTATTTCTAAACCCACTATCTTTACACCACAACGGTTCACCTAACTCAGTTGCCATATCTCTACTTGCTCTTTCTGATTCAATCTTGATTTGAGAAAAGATTTTACGAGTTTCAAATTGAGAAGGTAGTCCTTCAAACGAAATACCTTTTCTTTGTAAGTAAGTATGCCATCCAAGAACACCTAATCCTAATGCTCTACCTTTTTCTGCTGAACGAACTGAATTCTCAAATCCTCTCATGTTCTTTGCTTTTTGAATGAACTCTGAAAGAACTCCATCCAAGAACCAAGTTGCTGTATAAATTAAATCAGTATCTTTCCACTCATCATACTTTGCTAAGTTAAGTGAAGACAGACAACAAACAAATGAGTGATTTTCGTCTGTATGTAATACGATTTCAGAACAGATATTAGTCATAAAAACTTTCAATCCATTATCTTTATACATTGGTGGGTTTGCGTTGTTTACGTTACCTTTAAACATGATATACGGTTCACCTGTTGCTTTTCTCTTCTGAAGTAACTTACCCCATCTTCTTCTTGCTTCAGATTCACCATCTTCTAATTTTCTCATAAACTTATTACCAACAACAACACATTGATGTAAGTTCATACATTGTCTGTTTACATCACCTTTTGGTTCTCTGATTTCAATCCACTCATCAAAATCATCGTGTTCGATGTTTAAGTTTACAGATGCTGCTCCTCTTCTAACTGCACCTTGGTTTGTAGCAAGGATTGTAGAATCATAAATTTTACAAAATGGTACAACACCATCTGATGTTCCGTTTTGTGTAATATTAGAACCTGCTGGTCTAATCATATTTACTCCGATACCTACTCCACCACCGTGTTTAGCAAGTAACATCATCTCTAAGTTTTTGTGACCGATTTCTTGGATTGAATCTCCTACATCGATACCAAAACAACTGATTGGTAGACCTCTGTCCGTTCCCGTATTGGATAATACAGGTGACGCGAGATTTAACCAACCTTTCCATATATAATCAAAAAACTTTGAAGCAAGTTGTGGTTTGTTCAGTCTTCTTGCGACTGCTGTAGATACTCTCCAATATGCGTCTTTTGGTTTTTCGTCAGGAAGTAAGTAACCTTTTGATATCGTCTTTACATAGATTTCCGTGTTTGCCCAAACAGGAAAATCAACACCAACTTCCCAACCTAAATTTTCTGCGTGATTTTTCATAACTGATTTTTCTTAAAATATGTCGTCCCAATCTTCACCCTCATTTGCTTTACTGTAGTCAGTAGGTCTGATAGCGAAGAAGTCCGTATGTGTTTGTCCACCTGTTAAGTGGTAGAACCAATCTAATTCCGATGCTGATTCTTCATCATAGGAAGTTATAGATTCTGAATAACCTAACTCTTTGTATTTTTCATTGATTCTTCTTTTGATAAAGTTTTTTAGGTCTTCTTTTTTCAGATTTTCTAAATCACCTTTTTCAAACATTTTATCAATAAATTTTAGTTCCAACTCTAACATGGTTTCCGCTGCCTCTCTAATTACAGGTTTTGCGTCTTCTATTAGTTCAGGATATTCCTGACACATATGTCTGAATAGTTGGATACCCATTTTAGAATGTAAAGATTCGTCTCTTACACTCCATTTCATTTGTTGTCCAATACCTTTAAGTCTATTCCTCATTTGGAATGAATAAAGTACTGCGAAAGAAGAATAAAGTGCCACTCCTTCTGCGAATGCACTAAAGATAGCGAGTGACCTTGCTACTTCTTGTCTTGCTTTAGGATTATTCTTTAAGTCTTCGTATGTATAATTTGATGATACTTCTGCTAATGCTTCAAATCTATCGGCAGTTGCAGGTTCATGTAAAAATGCTTCAAAATCTTCTAAACCTAATGATTCGTTAAGATATGAATATGCAGTTGCGTGAATGGTCTCTTGTGAACCAAACATCATTGCCATTTGTTTTATCTCATGTTTTGGAAACCAATTTGTTACCATGGTTGTCCAATAATCCGATACTGCACATTCAGTTTGAGCAAATCCAAGCAGAATATTACCAACTAAGTGTTTCTCTTCGACTGACAAATTTTCATTCCAATCTTTGATGTCACCTTGCATTGGGATTTCAGTATGTAACCAAAATGCTTGTGCTTGTTTTAACCAACCTTCTGTATAGTATTCGGGATATTCAAATGGTTTGAACGGTATACGATTGTCAAATAATCCCATAATTATTAAAACTTAATTTTTTAGTTATACAAATGTTTTAGTCGGTGATAATATATATGATTAAAAATCAATATCACCCGACATTTCCTTATATTTTTGCGCTAATTCTTTTCTTACTAAACTCTCCCCCTGTTTCATCTGACTTGTAGTCTTTCTACCATCAATGGAATCATCGTTGTAAATGTGAATCTGTCCCGTGGAAAAATTAGCTTTCGATGGAAATGTCATACCATCGGGACCAAATCTGTTTTTGATAACATGCCACCTACCTGTACCTGCGAGTTTATCTTCTATTTTACGAGAAAGTGATACAACAAAGTCTGCTGTCATCATCTTTGAAAATGAACCTGCAATCTTAGTACCTGTAATTATGTCATCTTCTGCACCACTTCTATTAATTTGTGATGCTGTATAAACAGGGACTTCATACTCACCTGCCATACCACGAAGGTCTTCGATAATTTCTTCTAACTCTTCGTGTCTTTTTTCTTTGTTAGGACCTCTCAACAAATCTGCATAGTCAACTATTACTACATCAGGTTTTTTATTCTGTAGTATCATTTTGTCCATATGTGCTTTTAGAGAAGTTACACTGGCGGTTTTGGTTGGATAGTGTTTTACAACTAAATCACCTGATACAGATTTAACTGCTTTGGTCACGTCTTCCATATTGTATTTTAGATTTGCAACTGCAACTCCACTTAATACAGCATCATATCTCTGACCAACATAACCTTCGTTTAATTCAAGGGTATAATGTGCGACAGTTTTACCCTTTTTCATTGCATTTACTCCAATGTTTACTAACGACCACGATTTACCAATACCTGGCGGTGCTGCGAATAAAATTAATTCACCCTTCCCAAAACCACCTTGTGTAATCTCATCAATAACTTGCCATCCTGTTGAAACAACGTTTCTAACAGTATCTTCGTATCTTTCAGTTATCATGGATTTGTATTCATGACCAATGTCAGAATCTTGACCTGCTTTCATTGCAGTATCAATGTTCTTTTTTATCATGTCATACTTACCACTTTCTAATAAAGGTACTGAATCTAAGATTGCGTTCTTGATAGATTGATTTTTACAAAAGTCAAGAACTTGTTCTTTTACGAATTCTAAATCTTCACTCTCTAAGTGGTTCCATGCGAACTTTAGGGTATCAATTACTGAAGTTTGTAATACATCTCTTTCAATAGAATTGATTTTGACCTTGAGAACATCCAAAGTAGGCATTTTCTCAAACTCATTCATATAATTTAGAATGGTTCTAACTAACCACTCTGCTGCTTCAGAATCAAAATACTCGGGTTTGATAATATCATATATTTGTCTTGTGAAAGACCTGTCTGATAATATTGCCGATATTACTTTATTCTGAAATGATGTACTAAACCTTGACCCTAATTTTTCCATAGACTATAATATACGAAATTATTTCTTAATATCAAAATTATTTTTTAGATTTGTTTCCAAAGAAGTAAAAGAGTTTCGTAACCAAGAGTCGACATTTGCAAATGCTGTATATAACTTATCATACATAAACATTTTTTTAAACTCTATCATATCCAATCTATTTCCTTCGGAATCCATGATTTCTCTTACGTTTGATTTTATAGAAGAAGATATTTCAGGGTCATGTAGTTGCATTAACTTATGATTTAGTTTTATAGTATCAACATTTTCAATAAGTTTTTGTGACAACTTATCATCACACTCTGAAGAACATTTCTCAATGAATGTGTCTAAAGAAAGTTCATTTTTACCTAAAAAGGTCATTTTATTCTGAATAGTTTTTAGTCCAACACCATTTACACCACCTATATTATCTGATTTATCACCCATCAAACATCTGTAAAATATTAGATTTTGAGGAGTGACTCCATATTCTTCTTTCACCATTTCAGGAGTATATAGTTTTTTCTTAGTAAGTGCGTAGACAGAAACTCTATCATTTACTAATTGTAAGAAATCCTTATCTGACGAACAGATTGTAACTTCATTCTTGAAATAATGATTAGAAAGATATGCGATTATATCGTCTGCTTCAACATAATCTATATATGTTAGTGATAAAGGTAGGATTTGTAAATATTCAATCAGTCTACTAAATTGTTTTCTCATCGACACTTCTTGGTCTTCTAAGTCTTCGTATCCTGCTAATCTATTTAGTTTGGTTAAACCCTTTCTACCTTCTTTATATCCCTTGTGTAATTGTTTTCTTCTATTTGAACCACCCTTACCGTCAAATACCACGACAACACGAGTGGGTTTTAATGTACGGATTATTGAGGCAGTGGACAGGAGAAAACCTGTCACACCACCACAATGTTCACCGTCATCATTGAGTGCAGGAACTGCTCCAAAACATCTAATGAACTGATTGAGTCCATCGAGTATCAAAACTCTGTCGTTTAAAGATTCATCTTTTACTTCGTTATGTTCTATACTTACTTGTTTAAGGAGTTCCTTATATCTGTTATTCATCAAAACTTGTTACTTCAACGTTATCAATATTTGCTTCTGCACTCGATTCTTTGTAAGCCATAATATATGAATTACAAATTTCATTGTAGATACTATCTTTCAACTCAGGTCTACTATCTAATAAGTCATCCCAAGTTTTTGCTTGGAACTTTAGTTCCTCACCTGTTTCTTTATCTACATAGGTATACCACGCACCACTTTGAGTTACCAACTTATATGTTTTCATCATTTGTAACCATGAACCATAATTGTCGATACCACTATCAAAGTAGATATCAAAATCAACTGAACGTAATGGTGGACCCATTCTGTTCTTTATCACTTGTGCTCTTGTTTTGATACCAACTACTTGGTCTACTCCACCTATTTTAGATTTAAGTTGTCCCATTGATTTTAACCTAATTCTACAAGACGAGTGGAATGCGATTGCTTTACCACCACTTGTAGTCCAAGGGTCACCGAATGAAACACCTAATCTTGTTCTTAGTTGGTTTGTAAAAATTAAAGAAATTCTCTCTCTACCAATCAAGTTAGTTACCTTCCTCATTGCTTTCGATATAATGATTGCTTTTTGAGTTGCGTAACCTGCTTGGTCATAGTCTGCTGAGATTTCTACTTTAGTTGACGCCCCTGCGACTGAATCTACAACTATCGTAACTAATTTCTTTTTGTCTGAAGACCTCACCGACTCTATAATAGAATCAATGGCTTCGAAAATATCTTCAACTGTTTCAAGAGGGACGTATAACATCGTTTTAATATCAACACCAATCGCTTCTAAAAACTCCATATTACATGCGTTCTCAGTATCTATGTAAACACCAAGACCACCTTGTTTTTGAGTGTCTGCTATTGCATGTGCTGCTAATAAAGATTTACCACTTCCTTCTAATCCTGTAATTTCAGTAATTCTACCAACAGGTAATCCACCATTTGGTCTGTTTGAAATCGCAAGGTCTAACATCGGAGAACCTGAGGACACCCACCCGTCAAGGTCGGTGGGTGTCTGTTCATCCCCATCTAAAAAGTATGCAACTTTGTGGTTGGATTTAAACTTTTTGTTCAGGTTGTCAGCCAAGATTGAAGATAGTTCATCACGAACATTCTTTTTCTTTGCCATATTTAGTCGTTAAATAAGTCGTCAAATGCCTCTTTTACATTACTCGCAGGAGAGGTTGCTTCAGTTTTCTCAGTAACTTCTACTTTAGGTTCTTGTTTCTTATCAGTAACTTCACCTGTATCTAACCATTCTTTCAACATTCCTTCCATTTCCTCATAAGAAACTTTTTTGAATAATGAAGGAAGTTCAATTTGGTCTTTAGCAGTTTCTAATACATTCTTATCTTCTGAGATAGGAGTTGTATTAGGTTTTACTCTGATGTAAGTTTCAGGATAAGTTTTTCCTAACTCTGCTGCTGTTTTGAATTCAACAGTGATATCTCTACCATTTACAGGGTCAGTTAAATCACCATAATCAGGGTCAGCGAAGAATCCAAGAAGTTCTTGGTATACATTCTTACCGAATCCCCAAAACTTAACACCTTCTGATTCCTCACCTCTTACTAAGACAGGAACGTAAGTTCTCATCTTTGGAGTAAGTTTTCTTGAAAGTTGATAGTCGTCTCTGTTCCCTGTTGACCTTAGTTTTTCTGCAAACTCTAATAGAGGGTCTGCTTCACCATGTGAACTTGGAGAGATAATGTTCTTACCACCAAATCCAAAATGGAAATAAAGTTCAATGAACGGGTTAGAGGGATTGTGAACGTAAGGGAGAATCCTTACTTGTTGTTTACCTGGCTGTGGTTTCCACAGATTATCGGTTTTTGTAACTTTTGTTTGAAGCGAGTTCAAACGGTTTCTAATTGCATCTAAATCAATTGCCATAATTTACCTTTTTATTTATTATTAATTGTTAAACTGTCACTAATATACAACATTTGGTTGACAATTCCAAATGTTTTTTCATTTTTTTTTAAATCTTTCAATTCTACTTATATAAATAGCAAAATATAATTAAAAAACCTATTTTGGAGTGGTGTGTTTTAGTCTTGGTTTTACAGTCCACCAACTACTGTCTATGAACCTCTCTACATTTTTTTTACCCCACATCTCATCTACTGCCTTACCAACTCCTTTGTGATGACCTGAAGTGTTGTAGTAATCGTTACCTGCCATAATTCCACCGTGTTTTAATTTACGATTATATAGTATTATATCTTTTTTAACAGATTCATAATCATGTGCTGCGTCTATGTAAACAAAATCAAAACTGTTATCGATAAATTGACCATATACCTCATGACTAAATCCTTCGTATATAAAAATTTTATCACCGAATTGTGAGATGTTCTGTTTACACTTGTGTTTTACACTATCCCAAGTTTCATCAAACGCCGTATTTGCTTCTTCATCACCAATCCATGGGTCAATAATATGTAATTCATCAAATATACCCGATGCCATCATCATTCTTGCTGATTCACCCATATATGAACCTATTTCTAATGCTCTTCTACGTCTTGGTAATTTCCGTTGGTATTCATATGGACCTGCTCCTTTTTGGAAAAAATCTTGTATATTGAAATGATGATGGGTTTGTTCTAATAAGTGAACTAAACCAAACCAATGATTGTTGTACTTAATACCCTGCCAATCTTTTGGTGGGTTGTATCTTAAACTATATTTTTTTGGATTTACTAATTTTGGGTCGTTGAAATCACTACCTCTTCCACCAACGGGTCTTGGTGTGAAGTTAGTTAGACCTTTTTCTAATCCCTGAATAGGGGTCATTTCCTTAATAGTGTAGACGTGTTTCCACTCTACATTCTCAGAATTTTCATTCATAACTTGTTAGTTTACGTTAACTATTCTAAATAAACTTGTCTTTAATATTTTATATCCATCTGCGTCTGTTAAAATCATAGAGTTTCTATAATCTTCCCAATTTACCATATAACTTTTATCGACAACACCACCGTTCAAGTCTGCAATCAACCTGTTTAGTGCGTTTATCGTGTACAACGTGTTTGATTCCTTTTTACGATGGGTTAATATCGTATTAGGTAAAAACTTGTTGTTTGGATTTGGTATAATATTGTAACTCACAACTAATTCTTTTGATGGACTTAATTTTAATATAAATATTTTTCTACTGTATAGTTCAAATGAATTATTAACTGATTCAAGAATGTTCTCAAACTCAAATTCATTAGTAAATGTACATAATAATTGCGTTCTCACTCATTCTCTCCAATTAAAAGTTGATTACTACATTTGCTGACCCGTTAATCTCTATTCCTAAATAATCACAGAATTTTTCGATACCTGATTTTGCAAACTCTCTCAACTTCTTTAAAACTTTCTTAATAACTCTTTCATAAAAGTTTTTGATAGAGTCTGTTATCTTTTTCAATAATTTTTTTGCTATTCTACCAATACTTTTTAAAATACCCTTTACACTGATTTCATTTAGGAGTAAATCCATTTGTTCTACTGATTCAGTTATTAAGGTGTCTATTTTACCTGTTTCTTCTTTTATGATTGTATTCAAATCATTTTCAAATCCTGATTTGTAAGGATTATATCCTTCTTGCATTAATCTAAACGCCGTAAATTTAGAACGACCTGAAGATTTGAATGCTACGATAGGAGTAACATTTGATGCGTACCCGCTCGCCCATGATGGTGTTATTTCTTTGACTTTTACTTTACCATCCTCACCGAATACTAATATTTTATTTGCGACTGCGTCATTTGATGCTGCTGTATCCGCGACACCTGTAAATTTATATGTTCCTGCAGATGCTTCATATACACACCATTTTTTGAAACTATCATTTTGGAATGCTTGTTTGAAGTTTGCGTCAATTCTTTTATGGTCAATTGCCATCTCGATTACATTCTTCATCTCACCTTGTAATACTTCATTACCCAATGATTTCCAATATCCACTAAACCATTTTAGTACTGCTTTGTCATCCAATGGTTTTACATCATCAACGAACCATGTATTCCATTTACCTCTTGCTCCAATAATACCTGCACCAATCGCTTCTGCTTTTGCGTGTTTTTCTATATCAGATGGTTTTGCTTTTGATTTTATTTGTGAAACTCTCCACTTTACAAATGCCTCACCTGCTTGTTTTCTGATATCACCAACTTGATTATCTGAGTTGTATGTTTTAAAATCTTTTTCTATATTATCAATTACATACTTTATATGTGACTGACCATCTTTTGAATCATATTTGTCATAGAAAGACAAACCACCTTTAAATACACCTTTGGCGTCACCACCTTTACCACTTACTAATTGTGAACCACCAACTTTCTTTACACTGATTCTGTTGTTTGACCCACCAAATATATCTGTTTTTGGAGTTCCATCAGATGAAGGCCATTCTTTAGATGGAGAAAATCTATCACCACCTGTTTGTCTTAGATATGGTCCAACATCAGGTAAGTTTTTTGCAACTTTACCACAAACTTCTGTTAAATAACTTTCGTATTTACTATATTTTTTGAAATCAACTTCTGCTTTTTCTTTTGCAGTTTTTGTGTTCATTCCTTTTAGTTTATTGTACTCTACCGAAATACCCATTTCATAATATGCGGCGTCAGTTGGTTTAGTTCCACCACCTTGACCTGTAAATGTAGATTTTGATATCTGATTTAAAGAATACTTTCTACCACTTTTACCAACAAGTATCGGTTCTGAGTTTGATTTGAAAAATTCTTTCGCCTCTTCTTTAGTCCCACCACTTAGTATTTGTAATAACGATTTATCACCAAATCCTGTTAAATCTAAATTGTTTTTTACTAAGACATCTTTTTCACCTTCATAGTCACCATCTAAATCAAATTCTTTTCCATTCTGTATATGTGCTAAAAATGGTGGTTGATATTTACCACCTGATTTTGTTAGTTCAGTGTATGTAAACCCTGCTTCATTGATAAACCCTTCGTTTGTTGATTTGGCTAATTCATCATCTGTTTCTTTTGATTGTTTAAGTTTATCTCTCTCTGCTTGAGTCATCATATCATACTTTTCGTCACTATCAAGTTCTTTCTCATCACCTGTTTCAGGTTTTTCTTCACCTGATGTAGTTTCAATCTCTCGTAAGAACTCTCTCGCAAATTCTTCATCAACATATTCTGATAGTTTGTTGTATAATGACGTAAGAAACTCTTCGGTATAGATACCATCGTTCATTTTTGTATCTATATCTGACCAAATTTCTTTTAATATTTTATCTATGAATTTAGAATGGGTGTTTCTCATAACAATAAATATCTAAATATTTGTAGTAACCATGTTTCCGTAATTATTTCCTGATTCAACCTCAGTTGGAAACCCGTCTTTCTCCATTATTCGTTTAACTTCTTTGATATATTCAATATCATCCTCATGACCATCGAATAGAATAGAATCGTATGTGTATAATATAGGTATTGTTTTTTGACCCATATCAAGTCTACTCAGTTTATCTAATATAAGTATGTTTCTTTCTGTCTCAACCGACTGTAGGATATAATTAAATAGTTTATTTTTATTTAGTGAGTCGTTTATTTTAATTAATCGACTCATAATTGGTGTATTTGTGAGTCGATTCCTTAAAAAGTCCATCCATAGTGAGTTTATATACTCAGATGTCTTTTGAAAGAACGGAATATGATAATACTCATCTTCAACCCCACCATACAACTGTCTAAATGTGATTGCTTTTGCGTCTTTGATATCTGCCCCATATTGGTCTGCTAACCATTTGTGTGCTTTCACATCTAATGGTATGTCAACTCCAATCAATTTTCCAATCAACCTAATATGATATCCATCAAAGTCAAGTTGGTATAGTTTACCCCCATCAAATCGTGATACAAATCGGTCTCTTACTCCACCATCTTTTTTCAACGCTGCGTAATTAATCCCACCAAATGTATTTGAAGGTCTTGATGTTGTTGTAAGTGAATTGTATTGAGTATATTCTAAACCTGATTCAGTTGACAATCCATTCTTTTCTATCCATTGTAATCCTTTTGGATAAAGTTGTGAGAATTTAGAAATTTTTACATCACCGTAAAATTTCTTCCACTCTTTGAACTGTTCATAATGTTTCCATATAGGAATCAAGTCATTTGCTCTCGGTGCGTTCCTTCGTCTGAATACAGTATATATACGTTTCTCTTCTACTTCGAAATCTTTGTCTTGCCAAAACAGTGACATTTCAACATCGTACATATTTGGTAAAAAATCATAATGATATAAGAATTCTTTTAGACCAACAACCCATACTTCTTTAAATTGACTAAAATCAACTTTTTCCTTTACATTGTCTGAGTCTATATTATTGTAGTTTATGAAGAGGTCTAAGACACCATCTGATAAAATGATAGAAGATATCCTTGACAGGGTAGAATGTTTCTCTAAACTCGTTAAAATAGGGTATACGAGTATTTTCTCCCTGTTAAGTTGGGATATATGTTTCCTTAACTGTTTTGGACTATCTACAATCTTCATGCGTAACTAATATACGAAACTTTTATGAATTATCCAAATTTATTATGTTAAATGATAAGAGTACTTCCATCCACAATCATCATCGTAGATTTCACTCTCAATCACTTTTGCACTATTACCTATAATTTCTTGGATTTTATTCACGTCTTTTTGAAACCAATATCCAAATCGTAAGTAGAGTGGATTTCCACCACCCCACACTTGTCCGATTTCAAAATCTCCGAGTTCGTCTTTAATTTTTTCTAATTTTTCAAATCCTATTTTATTCATATCCTATAAATTCTAAATCAACTTTTTCAACTAACCCTTTTTCAACATAGTAAGGATACTCTTGATGTAACCAATAGTTTTGAACATTGTAAACTTCATCGTGAACATCTGCGTAAAGTTCATCGATACTATAACCATCACCGTACTTGATACCACCACAAAGAACCATCAGGTCATTAAGTTTATCAAAATCGTTTTGGTATTTAACAATTGACTCAACAATGTTATGTTTCATCGTATCTGAAACTAAGTCATTATGGTCATACATTTCTTTTGACCAAGGTTTTGTAATTTTTATTCCGTATTTAATCATAATTTTTATTTTATCTGTACATTGTTACAAAAGAACCGAACTTATCATCGAATACTTTGATTAGATTCTCATAATCACCACTTGTCATTTTTTTCATTAGTGGGTTGAATGGAATATCAAATTCTCTACATAATCTTTTAGCTAAACCTAAGATTGCATAAGCATTACCATCGGGTCCTGTTAAATCGATTTCGATTCCTACTTTTTTGTTTTCTTTTGATTTTATCATATCTCTTAATCTTACACTACTAAAGTACGACAATTTGCCGAGATATCCAAATTTCTAATGTTAAATTTATGTTAAATTTTGTTAATTTTTTGCCAACTGAGTAAGGTCGGTTAAATAAGAATCTATGAAAGGCATTTCTTTTCTTTTTAAGAGTACAGTTCTCTGATTTGTGTCTATGATACCACTTATACCGTTTAAGTCGTTTAGTGGACCTGATATCTTCCACTTTAATTCACATTTATGGTAATTAGGGTCTTCAAAACTAAATCCATCTTTACTAACCTCGAATATAACTCTACTTCCCTTTTTTTGAAGAAAGTATCTAACAACGTATCCCGTATCGTAATCTTCCCCCGTTGGTTGTGGAAAGTATGGGTCAGGTAGTGTTACAGTAGGTTCGTAATCATCTATTTTTTTGATTTTGTTATATTGAAAAGTTCTTCTTTGATTTTCTTCACCCAAATTTGCGTAAGGTATTAATTTTACAGATTTACCTTTTACATATTCGGGTTCTGTGAATACTTCACCTGTGTTCGTGTAAATATGATATTGACCAACCCACTCTGCACCATCTTCAGACATCCACTGTCCACCTGATGTGTAAAGACCTTGTCTCTGTGCTCCTCTTGGATAATATATTCGTTGTCTTCCCATTATTTACCTACCATCATTAAACCTGTTACAGTTGTTGTCCAATCACCTGCACTGTAATCGTTTGCTATCTTTGTTACTACGAAGAATATATTAGAAGTATTCATTCTTGCGGGTAATCTATCTATTTGAAATGCGTCACCATACTTAGGACCACCATCAGGACTTGCATATCCGTCAAATTTTACAGTTGCTTCTAAACTGTATGTTAAAGTTGGAATTTCATTTAATCCCATGACATATGTTTTTAATGCAGATTTTGCTGTTGTAACATCGTCTTCACTAATTCTATCACCAAGACCCGTTTTTGCTTCGTCTAATCTTTCCTCTGCAGAGGGACCTGTATCGTTTTTTTGACTATCATCGGGTTTTCTGTAACAGTCGGGATATAGTTTTCCTAATTGACTACTATATTTTCCTGACATTGCTGCGTTGGTAGCAAGTCCAATCATATCTGAATCTAAATTAGACGTTAAGTTAACATCTCTAATACCCTTTTCAAATCCATTCGTCATAGATATTTTAGTGAAGTTATTACTTACATTATTTCCTCTATTACAAATAATTAACTGTCCCTCTTGGTCGGGGTCTGAATAAAAATACAAACGAATGTAACCACCCGAACAATCTTTTATTTTATTAAATATAGTTTGTAAGTATTTCACAGTAGATACTGCTTTTTCTTTATTTTCTCCACCGTCTTCACCCATTGTTGGTGGGTTTTTCAGTTGGTCGTATTGAGTTTGTAAATACGCTATTGACAAATATATGTTACTTTCAGGTGTTGACCCCTGTGGTGCACCTGTTAACTTTGCTTTTGGACCATATTCAAGTGCACTTGTACTATGAGATAGTAACATCGTATACGGGTCTGCCGAAAATATATTTTTGTCCATTTTATTATTCTTACCGTATTGTATGTCGAACTCAAATGGATTATCACCAAAAACTTTACCGTCTTTTACATTTCTATTTATTAGTGAAACTAAACTTTTAAGATTTATATAATCCATAGATTCTCTGTTGGTTCCCCAAAAGTTTGACCAACCACCTTCATCTTGTATATGTTTTACTGTAACAAATTGAGAATTTAATATATTGTTTTTATACTGTCTTGCTGTACCTGCTAATGCTTGAGACTTATTTAAAGTAGATGCTGCTGTTAATGCACTTATTATATCTGTTGGAGTAATTTCTTTTGAATCATCTTCGGGGTCTGTGTAGGTAAGACTACCAAAAGAAATACCTTTACCAAAAATCAAGTCTGCTCCTTTAACACCATCTGTCATACCACCTATTTTTATGGTAACGTCATAAGATAAATCTTGATTGATTGAAAAGTCAAAACCACAAATATCACCTTTAACAGTAACTGCTTCACCACCGACCCATCCTATATCAACTGCACATCTATGTCCTGGCGTAAAGAAAGTTTGGTCTATCGCGTCAAAATCATTTTTATTATATACTTTACAACTTACACTTAGTTCAAATAACATTGCGTCTGAAAGGTCTTGTCCACCATCGTTTGCCATAGATACAGATTCTAAAACAGGTCTTGGTGTTAATCTACCACCTTCTGAACTTAATAAATTAGAATGAGTTTGTTGAACATTACTTTCAATGGTTTTTACCGCGTCATTTGGACATCCTATAACATATCCTTCTTTATTACTTCGACCAATATATCTTAGTTTTGCGTATGCTCTTTTGTGAACTCCAACACCTTTACCTATTCTTGAGGTAGGGGTTTCCATAAAATCAGAAGGTAATGGTAGTGCTCTGTTTCCTAGCGTTAATCCCATAACTTACTCCTGTTTTTTATTTATACGATTGTATTCATCTATGATTGTTTGTGGATTTTCAGGAATTCTGATTTGTTTTCCTGATTCTATATTTAAAGTTCCTAAACCAATTTTGTTAGCCCTTGCAAGTATCCACCAAAGTGATGGGTCTTTGTAATATTCATACGCAAGGTTGTCAAGTCTATCACCTTGCATAGCAACAATATATGTATCACCAATACTTGGTGGTATTAATGGGTATCTTACCGTTTCAGTAAAACGTCTTTGACCTTCTTTTTTAATAATATCTATTTTACTATATCTTTTCATAGTTAACTTCTAATATCTGTACTAAATGAAAATACTTTTTCACTATCGTATTTGTGTAATTCGTTTCCAAGGATTGTACAACTAACCTGAATATCGATTCCCATAGGTAATCCATAATCTATATCCCAAGGAGTGTCATCGGAGTATGTGTAAGATAATGCAGTTAATATCATTGGTGTTTGTTGATACAAGTAACCAATTGTTAGTAATAACTCCCTATTACCATCTTCACCCGGCGCAGTGTAACCATTATCAAGATAATCAGGCATTGTATAAGTAGATAGTCTTTCTAATTTTTTCCAAATCGGTTTCATTTCCGCTCTTGAAGTTGGGTAAACTTTAAAGTTAAAACTGATATCTCTTTTAAATGTATCATAAACATATACAGGTTCTGCTCTACCACTATATTTTATTTCAGTATAAGTTGGTGAGAAGTTTTCTGCTAAACCTGATATTGTTCCTCTAAATTGTATTCTACTACCCTCTGTTCCTTGTTGGAATATCATATTTACTAAATCAGTATCAACACTACCAATATCTAAACTTTGTATTGGGTCCGCTGCCTGCCATGCTTCTACACCATCACCCCACTGATTTTTTTGAGAACGAGTTTTATTATCTTTTTGTCTTAGTTGACCTGAATCAGGGAATCCAAATTTAGTTTCTATCTTCTCATCATTGTTATCACCCCATGTTTTGTCAGGTTTAACATCTTGTTCTTGTCTAAAGTCTGTTAGTTTAGTTGGACTCTTATGTCTATCTTTAGATATCTTCGACATTATTCCCATCGATATTCTTGAATAGTCTGCTATATCAGGTTGAGTTCCTGTTTTGAACCCTTCAGAGCTAAGTGTTAGATTTTCATCTAATTTTTTTGTATTTTCTTCTTTAAGAGCTTGAGGTGCTAACCCAAATTTATTTCTTTCATCTGTTGATTTTGCTGGTGGAACTGACTTACCATATGTTTCTTCAAACGCTATATCACTATTTTTGTTCTTAAATGGATTAAACTTTTGAAGTGTATATGTTTTTGTAGTTCCTTTTTGTGTAAACTCTCCCCAAACTGTTCCTTTTACACGAGTATTCATCACTCGAGTAATAGAAGTTAATCCAAGACCATATACTGAACCAAATCCACCATTATATTCCTGTAATTTTAGTTCAGGAGTTGCACCATCCCATTTTTTTTCTACCGTGTCGTATAGTGCTCTTAATCCATCTTTGTCTTTGAAACTAACGAATTTACTATCTGTAAGTTCTTCACCTGTTGTTACATAATGTGAGAGTTTATTAATAAGTGAATTACCACCTCGTTCAGGATGTAATCCCGTCCCTGAACCCGCTACTGTTGCTAATAGATTATCAGGTTTCCACTCAGTCGCAAATTTTTGACTCTTCTGTAATCCGACTTGTTTTACTGCCCAAATGATACCACGAGGTGTTAATAAAAATTGACTCAATCTGGCTGCGTCAGTTAACCCTCTTTCTACTGATGTTTCTGCACCACCTCTAATAAGAGATGTAGAACCTATACCACTTACTTGAGGTTCACCTTTTTTACGTTGAATACCTCTTAAATCAAATGGTTGTTTAATTGTTGACCTATTAAATGCGTCTTCTTTAAGATTAAATTTATTGTATGTTTCTTTTAATATTTTATCTGTATAGAATTTACCCAATCCTGAGTCGTTGTCTAACCTTACAGGATATTGTGTATCATTGATATTACCAATCAAAGAACTTGCACCATCAAATTTAGTATTTTGTGGGTCAATACCAACAAACTTAGTATCATCAACACCTGTCATAAATGGTGAGAATCCAAGTGCTTTATCATCTGTAAAGAAATTGACTTTTTGACCTACTTCAAGTCCTTGATTTTCTAACTGTCCACTAAATGTAAAGTTTTTTGGTGTTGTTTCACCTAAGAACTTAGAAGACCTATCTGATTCTACAGGAGTTGTTTCACCTAAGAACTTAGAAGACCTATCTGATGGATTTGGTGTTGTCTCACCTAAGAACTTAGAAGACCTGTCTGATTCTACAGGTTCAGTCTCACCTAAGAACTTAGAAGACCTGTCCGATAGATTAGGAGTTGTTTCACCTAAGAACTGTTGTACGAATTTAAAATCAGACGGTGTTGTTTCACCTAAGAACTGTTGTGTAAATTTAAAATCTGATGGTGTTGTTTCACCTTTAAACTTTTCAGACTGATTTACTTCAGTAGGAGTTGTTTCACCTTTAAATTTCTCAGACTGATTTGCTTCAGTAGGAGTTGTTTCACCTTTGAACTTTTCAGTTTGGTTTGCTTCAGTAGGTGTAGTTTCACCTTTGAACTTTTCAGTTTGGTTTACTAATGTTGGGTCTGTTTGACCTAAGAATCTTTCTTCTAAACTCATCGGTTTAGTATCTGTCTCACCTTTAAACTTTTCAGTTTGGTTTACTACTGTTGGTGAAGTTTCACCTTTGAATTTATCACCTTGTTTTACTTCTGATGGTGTTGTACCAACTTTTTCAGGAGTTTGTTTTGGTGATTGTACTTTTTTATCTTGTATCTTATCAGACAAAGGGGTAGTACTGAAAGACGTTGGTTTTGGTCTTTCCTTTTTAGTCAATGGTTCTGATTTAGGTTTTCTAAAGTCAGATAAATTAGATTTTAAATCTTTTAGTGCCATTCTCTATCCCTTAATATTTTTTACTTTGTCTTACGTTTTGAATTCTTGAAAATTCACTAACAACCTTACCATCAATAACTATTTGCATTGGTTGACTTGCTAATGCTGTTGCCAATTTATCGTAGTTGATTGGGTCACTTTCTTCTGCACCACTATCATCTCCACCACCACCGAGTCCAAACATTGACCCCATCGCGAGTAGAGCGGGTGCTGCTGCCGACAATGCTAACATCATTCCTAATATAGGTAATGCTCCCATTCCCATATATCCCATCAATGCCAATCCTGCTGCGATTGAAACTAATCCTGCACCAACCATTAGTAATGGACCTGCTACTTGACCTAATGTCGCAAGTTTATCAACTATACCTTCCATGTTTGAGTCACTTAACATCCCAAACGCTATTGCTGCTGGTATTATTGCTAATCCTAATACCATTAATGCTGCTGCCCCTGCCATGACAAATGGAGCAATAAATCCAAGTCCGGCTGCTGCTAATGCAAGTAGAGGTAACATTATAGAGAAGGCAATCATTTTACCTATGTCTACATTTTCTAATAAACTAAATGCGAATGCTGCTGGTATCAACGCGACTGCTACAATCGCAAGTGCTGCTGCACCCATAATTACGTTTCCACCTATTGCTCCCATCAGAGCGAGTGCTGCTCCTAATATCCCTATTGATACTGAAAATGCTAACATTCCCACAGGGTCAACATCACCCAATATTTCCATCGCTACTTTAAATCCAACACCTAATATTGCTACAACCCCTGCTAAAACGGCGGCACCTAATAGTGTTTTACCTGCACCTTTTGCAAATGACTGTAATCCATCTCTGAGTCCTTTTAAGAATCCCTTAATACCTTTTGATTTTTTAGCGTCCATATTTTTAGGTGTTTCAGGTGCTTCCATTTTACCTACATTAGGACCTTTTCCACCACCAAACATACTTCCTGTCTGAACCTTTTTCATTACCAAAAATTGACCAATAAGTGGTCCAATCGCTGCTCCGATGGAACTCATTGCACTTATACCACTTTGTTTAAATGCTTCCATCTCCTCTTGTTGTTCTTGTATGGCTTTTAGTTCTTCCATACTTAAATCAGGATTCTTTTCTCTTAATTTTTGGAATTGGTCCTGTTTTATTATCATATCAGATAAACCATCAACCGTGGTACCCATCAATGCTGCGGATGCTTCTTTTTCTGCTCGAGTCATCTCACCAAACGATTCCATATTAAGATTTGCTGATGCGAGTGCGTCTCCCATCATTTGCATACCTGTTGCTTCATCTCCGAATTGGAACTCCATTGCTGCTGCTCTTAATTCATTTGCAGAACCTGCCATATCATCAAGACCCAATGCTCTTGCTTTCATTTCTGCTTGTAAAGAACTTTCTATGTTTAATACGTTTCCTGAAATCTCTTCCATCATTTGCATTGAAACACCTTGTTTTTGTAATTCCGCAGTTGCTTTCGCAAGATTCTTTAGTTGTTCTGCTGATGCTCCAACTAATATTCCTGCCGAACCTGCCATTTGTTTAAATAAGGCATTAGCGTTAACACCTTCTTTTGTTGCTATCGCTCTTATTTCATCAGTCATGTCTGCTGCTGAACCTGATGCTTCATTGAATATTGCGTTTAATTTTACTGAAGATGCTGCGTCACCTGTTAGTGCTGTTAATTCTGCAACATTTTTATTCATTTCGGATGTGATTCCACGAGTTGTTCCAAAATACTCAGATGATTCTTTTGCTGCTGAGGCAAGTCCATCAAATCCGTATAACAGACCTTCTATACTAAATCCTGCTTTAAATACTTCACCTGCCATTCTTCCTGATTCTGCTGCAGATGCACCTGTTTCAATATATAAGTCTTTAGCAAGACCTACTGTACTATCCATTAGTTTTTGGAATTGTTCTAATGCTTTTGTTGCTACGACAATACCAACTCCAATACCACCACCTTGCATAAATCCTTTAACAAAGTCATTATTTAGTCCTGCGGCGTCTTTTAATTTGTCGTTGAGACCATCCATTAAGTCTTTTCGTTCTTCTTCAAGTTTTAAAATGTCTCTTGTAGTTGTAAGTTCATCAATCATTTCTTGATTTATATCAGACTTAGTTCTTGCCTGTTCAAGTAATAATTCACTGATTGCTTCGTCTAACGCTTTAACACCTTCTGCAGATTTGATTCGGTCTTTCAGTTTTTCTTCCAAATCAACGGCGATATTCAAAGCATTGTCGCTTTCAATATTCGTTTCTTGAACAATACCTTTTAACCTTTCAGCAAGGTTTATTTGTTCAATATACGCCTGTTTTTTTTGTTCGTTAGACTCTGCCATTGTACTCCTCTAATTATATAGCATCCAATGAATGTGCTTTTCTAAGAGCTTTTTGTAGTTGTCGTATTGCGTCTCGTTGTTTAGGGTTTTTTACTTTTTCTATTTTTGAGTCTATTTCATTATCAATTGCTTTGATATTCTTTTTTAGTCTCATTTTTGTAAAGATATCAAAGATACCTTCATCTAAACCATACGCGTCAAATATTTTTTTTAAATCTGATTCTTTAATAGTTTTCATAGGAATTCCTCTGTTCATATAGTATAAATATGTAAAAACCCAACATTTACGTTGGGTCTCTACTATCTTCTTGGAGTTCTTGCTTTTGCTTTCCTCATTTCTTTATCATGATGTTTCTTTTCTTCTTGTTTGAAGTCGATTATTTTCTGTATATAAAACTCTCGTACCCAAATAGGAAAATTATACACATCGGTAAAATTGAACCCACCATTTCCATGATATATAAGGTCGAAGATTTGAGAATGTAACTGTTGTCTATAGTTAATCGTTAGGCCAAAAAAACCCAACATCCATAGGCAGTTGCATTTCACTCCCTTCCCCGCTCTCCTCAGAAATAAACTCATATGTTAAATCAATATCGGGAATAACTTTTGCTATATGCGCTCTGAGTGCTCTTGAATCTACTGCAAATAACTCGTTGTCCACAAAATGGTTGATGTCTTTTTGTTCATCAGAACCATCTATTGATAAAATTGTATTTTTTAATCTTGTAGTCAGTTCTCTTGAAGTCATATCTTTAATCTTACGATTTGCCTTCTTAATACCATCTACTTGATGTTTTACTTTTCTTTCTTTTGACTCAGTCATAGCCATAAAAGTAATTTTTCTCTTTGATTGTGGTAAAGTGAACTCAAACTCATTTTTATTTGGTTCTAATTGATTAGACCCGTCATATGGTTTGTTTTCAAACTGTGTTAAATCAATAGTTTCTTTTTGTTTAGTTCCTGGCGATGTTGGGTCTTCTACTTCTACTTTGTAGTCTTTTCCATACCCAAGAACTCTTGCTGCAATCATAATCGCGTTCTTGTCACCTGTTACTAAATCTGTATAATTGATTGATTGACCCTTATCATTACCTACGATTAACGATTTAAACAATCTGTCTAAAACCGTTCCGTCTTTGATATATGATTGGGTAGTTAAGATATCTTCCTCTTTTGCGGTCATGTATTTCATTTCTACTTTACCTGTTGAGAGAGGATTATCTTTTGGATAGATTAAACCATTGGAAGGTAAATCTATAATCTCTGTGGGGAACTTGTAATCACGAACTTGTTGTGATTCATGGTCCTTTTTGACTTTTTCTACCAACTCTTCGTTAGAAAGAGGGTAGTCGTCAGTTAATTTTTGATTTGCCATAATAAAACTCGTTTTATATCTTTTTTAATGTACTGTACTATAATATATATGAAACAGCAGATTAATTAATACAAAAAACCCCCAAAAAGATGGGGGTTAGTGTTTTTTGAAGATTTTGAACTTATGCCCAAGTATAATTTCCGTCTGAACCGTTTAAGATTGCTCCTGCTTCTTTATCTTCAGGTACATCTGCGTCATCCATAGTGATTTTATCTCTTCCGATATAATCCCATCCGTCAGTTGGTAAGTTCATCTCTTCAGTTTCTTCCGAAATAGTAAAGTGAGTTGCTGCTTCACCACCGTTATCTTTGTCTACCCAAGTATAACCGTGACCGAACCATTCTACAACGTTATCTTCTTTACGTCTTACTAAATTGTATGCCATTTTAAACTCCTATATTGGTTAACCATTACTTTGTATACACTAATAAGTATATAACTAAAAGTAAAAAACCCACCGAGTTGGTGGGTTTCAATTTTTAATATTAAAGTAACATTATGATTAGTATTGTAAAATTGCGTAATCGTATGTAAGTGTCATTTCTACTGTCGCTAAGTCTTCTCCTGTATAGTCCATATCTGAGAAGTTTGCTGATTGAATGTAGGCACCTTTTAATGTCCACTCTTCTACTTTATCACCAACAGGACCCAAACTGTTAAATGTGATGTCTTTTTTGTAGAAGTCAGAGTATCCATCTCTACCTGTTACTGATTCATGATGTAGTCTTACCCACTCCATTACTGCTTGTGCCGCTGATGGTACTACAGGGTCATATAGAGTGATTGCTAAGTCTTGCCATTCTGAACGACCTTTAACATATCTTCTTACGTTAATGTGGTCGATTGTCACTTTACCGTTCTGAATCTCAGGTCTTGCTGACGTTTTGATTAAGTACGCAGGTATTCCTTCGATGTACATGATGAACCTATTTGACATTTTAGGTTCAAAGTTCGTGAACATAATTTCTGTTGGGTCTAATAATTGTGCCATTTATGTCTCCTATTATCTCTTTCTAATAAATAGTCTTTTTTTTATTTTTTATCCTTCAGGGAACGCTGCACCTGTTGGTAGTACATTGAAATCAAGTACTATGAACTCTGCAGTTTTCGCTGGTTGTATAAAAATCTCTCCTTTTAAGATGTTTCTATCAATCACGTCAGGTGTATTGTTTGATTCATCCATAATTACACGGAATGCGAAAAGACCTTGTCTTTGTTGTACTGATTCTAAGTATGGGTTAACGATACTTAAGAATCTGTTTCTTGTCGCTGCCGTATTGTTTTCGAAAATTAGATATCTTGAAGATGATGCGATGAACTTCTTCAATGCTATTAACAATCTTCTTACATTGATTCTGTCAAGTGCACTTGGTTTTGCTTGGAGTGTTTTTTGTCCAAATACCGTTGCTCCTTGGCCAGGAAATGTTGCGATTGGGTTAATTCTATTTTCGTATAACGTATCTCTTTCAGTGTGAGTTAATCTTGTTTTAACTTCGATTACATTTGGTAATCCACCTCTGTTAAGACCTGCTGGTGCGAACCATGGTTCTGCAACTGCGTCATTAAATGCTATAACGCCAGGGATAACAACACTTGGTGGTACCCAAATTGGTTTGTTCTTATCAGTGTCAAGGATTTTAACCCATGGGTGATAAGTACCAACGTAGTTTGAGTCAAATGAAGTTAGTGAGTTAACTACTGTTGCGATTGAATCTTGATATGCTCCCGCGTCCATTAAATAGAATGCGTCTTGTCTATCTTCTACCATATCCTTTGCGAATGTAGTTACTGAAGAGTGTAATCTGTTGATAACACCTGGCAACACTAACATATTCATATCATACTCATCAGGATTTGATAAAGCGTTTATTGCTTTTCTATATGCTACAGTTCCACCTGCAGTTGCACTTGACATATCAAGTCCCTGAGAGTTTCCTGCTACAATTGAAGAACCAACAAATACTTTTCTGTTTGGTTGGAATCCGTCAAATCCACCTTGGAATGGTACTAAGAATTTTTTGTTATCTATCAATCCATCATTTAATGCGATTGCTGCACCATTTGATTCACAGTTACTCAATAAGAACTTATCACCAACTGTAGTCGTGACTGAGTCAGGAGTTGGATTTAAGTAGTTTAAGTTATCTGTAGTTGAGAAGTCATATGAATATCCTAAGAATGCTCTCTTATTGTATTCATTACTTATCGATTGTGATACATTATATGATGGTGCTGGTAGAGTTACTCCACTTGGTAGTGGTGATGTTAGTTTTGCAAATCCAAATGGTACAAGAGTTGAATTGTTTGCACCTGAATCTACATCACTGTCAACCTCTACTCTAATATGTTTAGATGCGTTTGGATAGTCACCGTTTAAGATTACTTTTCCATTTGCGTCTATTTGAATATCTTTATCACCGATAACTCTCTTGATATAGTTTGGTGAGTTAGGGTCTAAGTTTACACCTGAGAACTCTTCTATGATACTTGGTCTTGTATCACTGTCTTGTACAGTTTGACCAAATACAGAGTTAGGAATCTTAGAAGTATCTACTCTTCTTACTAATACCGTAAAAGTACCGTATTCAGAACCAGGCACCTCTGATGCTGGTTTGATATCTCTAATACCTATTTTAAATTCATAGTTTGTTGGGTTACCGTGTGATAACGTATGGAATCTAAATAGGTTTTTAGTAACACCTGATACATCTTGTGATATAATATAAGGTGTTGTTGCGTGAGAATATGCTTTTGTATAATCTACACTTGAAGTATTTACTGATACAGTCACAGTTTCACCCGTTGCGAATGATTGTGATGCGAATGTACTAAATTCTTGGTAGACGTATGCGTATTGACCATCGTTTTTAGGAGAGTAACCGAAGGTATTTACTATATAATTGTTAGCTGTTGGATTCATCGAACCTGTTGGTACTGCTAACTGTGCTGATGCTGATAACACAGGTATTGCCCCACTTGCACTTAAATGTAGTGCGAAGATAGATGCTGATGCTGCTGTTCCACCTGCTGCTGCTGACTCGTTAAGATTAACTACTACTGAGTTGTCGAGTGAGTTAATTGAGTTTGCATTATCTGCGTGTAGTACTTTAGTAGTTGGGTGTAATACCGCTGCTACTTTTTGACCTGCTGAAGATGATACAATTAAGTTTAGTGTTTCTACTGTATATCCACTTGAACCTAAAACTCTTACGATTGTTGCAGTTCCTGCCTCTTCTAAATAAGATTGTGCTGTATATGGTAAGTATGATTCTTCAGTTAAACCACCAAATACTTGTTGAAATTCTTGAAATGATTCCACCTTCGTTGGTACGAATGCAGGACCTTTAATACTTTGTCCTACTAACGCTGCACCTATTTCACCTATACCTTGAGGTAAAAACGAGAGGTCTTTCTCTCTTGTGAATACGCCTGGACTAACAATTCTTTCTGCCATTATTTTCTCCTAAATTAAAATCTTTGGTTTACCTTTATATAAATACCCCAAAAATTTCCAAAACGAATACTTATTTGTTAGGTGTGAACTGATTTGTTGTAATATCGTAAGTCCCCTCACCATATTTTTCTCTTAGTTCACCTGCTAACGTTTGTTCTTCTACCCTTAATTCAGAATAAGATTTCATAAGATTTATCTTCTCATCTTTTAAATTTGAGAACTGCGTTTCGAGGGTATTAACGTCAATTTCTATCTCACCCAATCTTGCAGTTATTTGTAAAACCTTAGTCTGAATATTTTCAATTTTATTTTTCTCTTCTTGAGAGAATTCTTTAACAACTTTTTCTGCCATAACAATTTACTTTAATTTTAACTTACATTATATAAATATGTAAAAATTATTCATTACCACCAATTTTGATAGAATTAGTGCCAGATAATGAACTATCTTCACCCCAAGACACTTTTCCAACTGAAATTCGTCTTGTTGTATTGTTTTTATTACCCACATATTCGGGTACAATATATGCTTTTGTTTGTAGTGTAATATTTGCTTTAGTAATTCTATCTTGACCCATTTCTGACATTGTTTCGAATGAGTAAGAATCACCTTTTATTACAAACTTATACCTATCACCAAAAGAACGACCTTGGAAGAATACAATTTGTTCTACCACTTTGTTGACCTGTTCCATATAATCACACCAAACTATCACTTCATACTCTAAGTTTACATAGTCGGGTCTTTCAACAGACATAAATTCTTTTTTAGGATTTTCACCTGTTAAAACTGAGAATTGGTCGTATTTGTTTACGTTTGTATATTTTCTTTCAAAAACTTGATATGCGTCTTCACCACCTTCTGCTACTTTTAACTTCATCATATCAGTGTTTATAGAAAGACTATTTCTTTTAAATACAATAACGGGTGTTAACATCATCCCGTTTTCATCTTTCATAAAACCATCTCGTTGTGCACTTGACCATTTCTCAGGTGAAGCGTACATTACAGGTACGGGGTAAAATCTTCCATCGTCTTCAACCGTTGGTTTTACATCTTTCTCTAAAAAGTTTTTAAATGCAGAATCAATGTCGTAAATACCGACAGAAAAATTCTTCATCTTATCTTTATCTCTACGAACTTGTTTTGCTTTATTTAACTTTTTATCAAGTGACGTAGACGATTGAGTCTGAATTATATTCGGTTTCGATTTGTCTTCGTTTCTATATTTTGTTGCCATCTTATAGTCCTATTGGTACTTCGTTATCATTTTGATTTGAATTACCAAATCTTGTTTCTGCTAATTTAATACTTGTTTGTCTTGAAACGTGAGTATCACATATAATAGATACATTTAAACCTTGAGTATCACCACCATCCCAATATTTAGGATTCTTTCCTGCAAAATACTGATATGAATATGCTGCGTCTATTAAATGATATTCATTATTCCATTGTATAATATCACCAACTTCGGGTACCAACTCTCTATCAACTAACTGCTGTCTTAGAAATCTAAATTGAACCTCACGACTATATGATTGACCAAAGTCATCAGATATTTGTGATGCTTGATTTCTTTCTACTAACGCGGGTACTTTTATTGGATTGTGAAATACTTTATTTTTCCCTTCACCGTATAAGTTCGCTTTTGTATCAGTTACTACTAACATATAATAGTACACTTCCGTATCTACGATATCGGTAATAAGTTCCTTGTTCACCTTATTGAACAAGTCCATATCTCTTTGTCCACCAAACAATGCCATTTGTTATCCTATAAAAATTGGTCTTGGAACTCTGTTTAAAGTTTCCTCTAAGAATTCAGATTCTTCTTTTTTCGCTTCCATTAATGCTCTTCGTGAAGTTGCTTCTAACATTTCTTTTAATTCAGTGATTAGTGTTTCTCTTTCCGCTGCTGCTTCACTTCGTAAATCACCACCGTCAAGTGTTATTTCAGAGCCAGGAATTGGAATGTTACTGAACTTAGACCTGATTGCTCCTAACATTTCTTTTGCTAATGCTAATGAATATCTTGCAATCCACTGTTTACCCGCACTATTAATATTTGTATATGTTAATCTTCCAAATGGTGCGTTTGATAAATCACTTACAACATTTGAATTTGCAATCGGTGATTTTGTTTCACTTTCTAATGTATAATTAAAATATACTTTTGCACCTGCGTCACCTGTTGCAGGAACAGGGAATAATTTTACTCTTTGTCCATCTACATGAAATCCAAATGATGATTTTCTTATGTAATCATTAAATTCAATCGCCTGTAATCTTAACAAGTCATCGAACATCGGTTGCATCATAAACGATACACCTGGCGAATACGCTCCCCATCCAAATGTATTTAACATTTGTTGAGAACCAAGACCTGTTCCTACAAACGGGTCAAAATATCTTATTATTGCTGGTGGTTGTGTATGGAATACTTTTCTTAGTGTAATCCCGTTTGATACTGAACCACTTTCTAAGTTAACAACATTATCATCACCTAAGTCATATATTTGTTGACCACCAACCATTTCAAAGGAACCTGTATATACAGTTACTCTACCACCACTTCCCGCTTCAGTACCATAATCTTTTGCAATATTTACTACTCCACCTAAGTTAGTAGCGATTTCAGTATCTTTTAAATCTAAATCTAATGAATTACCTTTTAAAGATAGTAAGTTTTCTTTAGCTCTATATTGATTTACTTGTGAAGAATATTCATTTGCTGCTTCTTCTAAACACGCGAAAAAGTTTATATCTTGTAATTCGACATCTACGATTGGATATCCTAATCTTTTAGCACACCATTCTGCTACTTTCGGTGCGTCACTTTGAAATGTTGTATCACCATCAAAGTATCCGAAAGGAGTAGAAGAACCACTTGAAAACGAACCTGAACCAGGCCATATTGGTATATTTACTGCCATTTTAAATCCCCTTTATGTATATAAATATGGACAAACTTACCTTTCCCCATTTTCCATAAACGAAACTATTATATAACGTGTCCCTTTTGTCACTGCTCTTGCCCCATGCTTGTGAGTTATGTTGCCAGGATGTAGGGTTGCATAACCGATATCATTCTTAATTAATTTCTTTTGTCGTCTGAACCAAGTACCACCACCTTCATACTCATTTAAGTCCGATAATTGTATCAAACAAGTAATATCTGCTCTATCATGATGTATAGAAAGATGTCCTTGTGCTGTTGGTATATATTTTGCTAAAAAGTTTTCAGCTTTCATAGAATCCCAACCTTTACCTTCCAATGCCCACATATAGATTGATAATGGCATAACATATTCTTTTAATACTTCCATATAAATGTCATGCATTCCTATCGTCTGTAAGACCATATCTGTTGTAGGATAGTTTTCGTGTCTGTCTACTGTCCAAGAATCAGAATGTTCTGCTTCTTCACGAATCATTTTACAAAACTCAGGAGTAAATAATGGAAATGAAAAACAATTATCAAATGGTTCATCTACTATCAAGTCCCATTCTTTTGTTCTTGCTGAATATGTGATAAATTTATTTACCCATTCCTCTTTGTTGTTCCAATAATCGTAAAGTTCGGGATGTAATCTTTCTGTTTCTTCTGAATAACCTTCCATTACATCCATCCACTCTTTATATCTGACTTCCCAAGTCTGTTCTCTTGCAAATTGTTCACCTACGTTTAAATATTTTTGTGCTACTTCTTCATTTTCTCTTAAAAATACATATGAAGAAATTATTGTTTCTTTCATTAATGAGTTAGATAAATCTGACCTGATTAAACTACATTTACCATCTAATAAAGTTTTGAGATTTGCTGTATCAGTAGATATCAATTTAACTCTACCCATCATCATCTCTAATGCTGTTATACAATATGTCTCATCGTATGTGGATGGGTAAATCCAATACTCAGATGATTTAATTTGTTTGTATAGTTCACTTGGTGGTAAATGACCTAACCATCTAACATCATTTGGTAACGATTCTAATACAGAAAGGTCCCAATCTTTTGTATATGGTGGTGATGCAATCCATAAAGTTAATTCAGGATTTATTTTTTTAAGTTTTGGCCATATATCAAGTAAATCAACTAACCCTCTATCAGGTGATGATGTATAGATTATTTTATTGTTATATTTTTCTTGTTCAATACTATCAAAATCACTTGGAGTTATCGCGTTTCCTATTACACTTACTTTAGATGGTTCCAAACTATATTTTTCAACTAATACATTTTTTTGCCATTCTGATACTGCTATTATCTTATCTAACTTGTCGTGATTTAGATAATCCAATCCTTCATTTGGTAATTCTACACCATTGTACCAAGTATAAAATTCTTCATTATGAATCCAAAAATAAGATTTTTCATAATTTATTCCAAAATCCTCTAACATTTGAATATAATGTATATAATTTGTAGATATTACAATATCAAAATAGTTTTCACCACTATTAATAAAACTTTCTATACTTCTATACTTGACACCATCAACATCTTGGTCGGTAATACCACCTGTAATTGTTACATCGTGTCCATTTTGTGCGAATTGTTCTGAAAGTTTCATAACACAATATTCAGAACCACCCATTCCTTTACTTAACCAATAATCTTTGTTAACTGATTCTTTTTGATAACCTACATAAATTAATATTTTCATATCTTACTCTACTATATAATTTAAAACTTCTTCTTTGTCATAAAATCGGGTCCAATCCATCCAACGTTGTAATTGATAACATCTATTATCATCTTCATTCCAACTCCAATCAAAACCACCCAATTCTTTTATTCTTTTGTGAATCATTGGGTCATAATAATCTCTAATCAATCTTGCTCTACGATTAATATCAATTACATTATTATCAACTGTAGAATCACCATTATTATATTGTACATACAACATTTTTTTAAGATGTATAAATTTAGTTTCTAAAAATGTTTTTACAATCAATTCATAATCATCTGCGACTGATATATGTCTACTATGTCCTCTTATCTTATGATAAGTATCTCTATTCCAAACTCTACAATGATTTGGCATACCAATATTAAATCTAATTGTTTTAGGGTTAATATCAGGATAGTGATGTACTAACCATTTCTCACCGTCTCTTGTTTCCCAAGTATGTCCTGCATATCCCCATGCAAAGTTATTATCAGGATGTCCATACCAATCATCTCCTATACGACCATAATCTCTTGGTGAATTATCTTTGTTAATTTCAGTTACGTCTGTATATATAAATCCTGAATCAGGATGTTTCTTACTTGCTTTAAATACATCTTCCAAACAAGTTGAAATTAACCAATCATCATGGTCTAATTCAAATAACCATTCACCATTACATAACATAGCTGCTCTATGTTTTACTTCACCAACGTTACCACCTGAGGTTGGTGTCATTTTATGTATGTGAACTCTATAATCTTGACTTGCGATATCTTCAAGATATTCCCAAGTTTTGTTTTCATCAGATGGTGAATCATCTACGACAACCCACTCCCAATTTTCGTAAGTTTGATTTACCAAACTTTCATACGTTCTAAATATTCTTTCGTTTGTTATATAAGTTGGAGTAAATATAGATAGTATTGGTTTATCTTTATCACCATATACTTCTTTTTGTGATTTACATGCCCAAAATGTTGATTGACAAACTACATCATTAGCCAAAATATTATCAGATGGAATAGAATCATATGATACTATCTTACTTGATACCATCGTATGATGTCCCATTTGTAAAATATTATTTCCAACTTCACCAATTACAATAATAATATCGGGTCTATGTTTTGCGAAATCTTTTTTAAAATCTATACTCGATTCATATGAATATAAAATAACATCTTCATACAAATCTTCTTGGTGATATACATCTGATTTTAATTTTATTTCACCAAACCTATCCCAACCATATATTAATGCTGTGGGTAAACTTGTTTTCATAGTAAATTACCTATATGGTTCTCCACCTACCCAAAGAACGAAAGACTTTCTTACACCCTTTGTTACAGGAGTTACTCTATGTAAATAAAATGATGGAAATATAACTGCTGCTCCTTGAGACCTTGGTGCTACCTTATGTTGACCAATATTAAATTCCAAATCACCACCTTCATACTCATGTGAATCTGAAAGTTGTACTGTTACTGATACTTTTCTTTGGTTTTGAATTTGTTCACCACAATCCATGTGCCATTCATATCCACCTTCTTGTGTTCCATAATATTCTGTATATTGGATTGATTCATTCATAGTAGATAAATCAAACTTCCACATTATGTCATTTGCTTCTTTTATATAATCGTGAAGTTTATTATATACCCACGCCCACTCAAGATTTTGTGGACACCATTTTATTCTTGACTTTCTGTAATCAGATACTTTTGAATTATCACCCTCACCTGTTACCGCGTCTTCGAATTCAATCGCGTTTGTCATTTGTTCTATATTAACTAACTCTTGTGGGGAAAATGCGTTCTTGAACCAATAATAATCAGTAAAGTTTACGTCTTGTCTGTATGTGTTTCTATCAAACGAGAAATTACCATTCATAACTAATTGTTTTAATCTTTTATATAAATATGAAAATTATTTTAATAAATATTAAAGGAAACTACCACTATTTACAGTTCTAACATAATATATTGGGTCACCCGAAGTCCAACCATTTTGTTTAAATGTTAATCTTCCTGTATTTGTCATTTCAAAATAACCACCACCCGATATTATATCACCTTTAGTACCTTTATTACCTTGTGCTCCTGTAGTACCTTTTTGACCTTTGTTACCGGCGTCACCTGTTACACCTGTTCCACCACCTGAACCACCATGACCTTTTTGTCCTTTATCACCTTGGTGACCACCACCACCTGCTGAACCAGGCGCGTCACCCTTTGCCCCGTCCTCACCTGTGGCTCCTGTAATACCTTTATTACCAGCGTGACCTGTTTGACCTTGGTCACCTGTTTTACCTAATTCACCTTTTTGACCCTTGTTACCTGCGTCACCTGCTCCACCTGTACTACCTGTACCACCACCTGAACCTGTTATACCTTTTAATCCTTTGTTACCTGCGTCACCTGTATCACCTATGTCACCTGTATCACCTGCTACACCTCGTTCACCTTTTTGACCCTTGTTACCTGCGTCACCCGTTGCTCCTTGGTCACCCTGAGATGATGGTTGTTCACCTACTTGACCTTTTTGACCTTTATCACCGGCTGCTCCTCGTTCACCTTTTGTACCTTTTTCTCCTACGTCACCTGCGTCACCATCGTCACCCGTATCACCTGCGTCACCTGTTACACCTGTTCCACCACCTGAACCACCATGACCTTTTTGACCTTTAGTACCTTTTGCACCTGCTCCACCTTGTGAACCTACTGCACCTTTTAAACCTGTATCACCTGCGTCACCTGTATCACCTGCGTCACCTGTCGCTCCTTGGTCACCTGTTGCTCCTTGGTCACCTGTTGAACCCTTTGCACCAGCTGCACCTGTTCCACCTGTACTACCTGTTCCACCACCTGAACCTACTATACCTTTTAATCCTTTATCACCCGCTGCACCTGTCGAACCTTGGTTACCCGTTGCACCTAATTCACCTTTTTGTCCTTTAGGAGCTACTGCACCTGTGTTACCTTGATTACCTTTTGCACCTTGGTCACCCGTTGAACCTTTATTACCTGCGTCACCTGTTTCACCAAGTCCACCTTTAGTACCTTTTTGACCCGTATCACCTGTTTCACCCGTGTCACCTGCATTACCTGTTGCACCTTGATGACCTGAACTACCTATATCACCTGTTGAACCTGTTGCACCTGCTCCACCTGAAGTACCTAATTCACCCTTTGAACCTTTGTTACCTGTTGCACCTTGAGGACCTGTATCACCTGCTGAACCTGTTTCACCTTGAACACCTTTTTGACCTGCTTCACCTTTTTGACCTTTTGGTCCTGTGTCACCTGCATTACCTGTTGCACCTGTATTACCTGTTCCACCACCTGAACCACCGTGACCTTTTTGACCTTTATTACCAACTGCACCTGTACCACCTGATGAACCTTGTGAACCTACATCACCTGTTGCACCTTGTGGACCTGTATCACCTGCTGAACCTCTTTCACCTTTTTGACCTTTATCACCCGCTGCACCTTGAGGACCTTGGTCACCTGCTGCTCCCGTTGAACCTTGATTACCTTTTGCACCTTGGTCACCTGCTCCACCTTGTGGACCTGTATCACCTGCTGAACCTGTAGGACCTTGTAGACCTGAACTACCTATGACACCTTTATTACCTGCGCTACCTGTACCACCTGGCGAACCTGAACCACCTGTATCACCCGTTGCACCCTGTGGACCTGTTGCACCTGTCTCACCTGCTACACCTTTTTGACCTTTTTGACCTTTTGAACCTTGGTCACCCGTTGCACCTTGGTCACCCGCTGCTCCTTGTGGACCCGTTGCACCTTGTGCTCCTTTTTGTCCTTTTTGTCCTTTATTTCCGGCCGCTCCTGTTTCACCTGTTCCACCTTGTGCTCCTTGTGGACCTGTTGAACCTTTTGCACCTGCTGAACCTGTTTCACCTTGAACACCTTTTTGACCTTGGTCACCTTGTGGACCTGTTGAACCTTTTGCACCTGCTGCTCCTGTAGAACCTGTATTACCTGTTCCACCACCTGAACCTGTATGACCTTTTTGTCCTTTTGAACCTGCGGCACCTGTACCACCTGCTGAACCCGTTACACCTTTACTACCTTGTGCACCTTGTGGACCTGTATCACCTGCGGCACCTCTTTCACCTTTTTGACCTTTATCACCAGCTCCACCTTGAGGACCTGTGTCACCTGCATTACCTGTTGGACCTGTAGCACCTGTTTGACCTTTTTGTCCTTTAGCACCCTGTGGACCTGTGTCACCTGCTGAACCTGTAGGACCTTGTAAACCTGAACTACCTATAGAACCTGTATTACCTGCACTACCTGTTCCACCTGGCGAACCTGAACCACCTGTTCCACCTGTTGCACCTTGAGGACCTTGAGGACCCGTTTCACCTGCAACACCTTTTTGTCCTTTAGAACCTTTTGCACCTTGAGGACCTTGTGCTCCCGTAGGACCTGCTGGACCTGTTGGTCCTACTTCACCTTTTTGACCTTTTCCACCTTGTGGACCCGTAGGACCTGCTGGACCTGTAGCACCTGTTTCACCTTTTTGTCCTTTAGCACCCTGTGGACCTGTCTCACCTGATACACCTTTTTGTCCTTTTTGACCTTTTGCACCTGTTGGTGCTGATGAAGGTTGTGAACCTGTTGAACCTTGTGCTCCTGTTGGACCCTGACTACCTTGGTCACCAGCTCCACCTGTTGAACCTTGACTACCTTGGTCACCTTGTGGACCTGTATTACCTGTATCACCTGTTGAACCTGTTGCACCACTTGAAGGTAAACCACCTGCGGGACCCGTTGAACCTTGTGCTCCTGTTGGACCCTGTGCACCTTGAGGACCTTGTGCTCCCGTAGGACCTGTTGGTCCTGTTGGACCGTTGTTTCCTGTAAGGCCTGTGTTCCCTTGGTCACCCTGACCACCTGATGAGCCAGTAAATCCTTTTGGTCCTGTAGTACCACCTTGACCTGTTGCACCTTGTGCACCCTGACCACCTGATGAACCCGTACCACCTGTTTGACCTTTTTGTCCCTTGGCACCCTGTGGACCAAATGAGGAATCACCATCACCACCACCACAACCACTACCTTCAGGTGGTAGACCACCGTTTTTAAAGTTGTGAACAACGAACCCATTGACTAAGTACATATCAGAAGGTTCTAAGTCTAATTCTTTTGTCGTAGATTGTCCTGCTTCAATCCAACCATTAGTTACTAAACAATATTCCCATGTATTTGTATCGAAATTGTATTTTACTAAATAATCGCCTGTTGGTGATATATCTTCTACTGTTTTAAATGCGATATTCCAATATGTTCCACCACCTGAATATTCTAATCCTGCTGTTAAAAGGGGTTGGTCTATACCTACTGATAAACTACCTGAATCGGTTTCAACAGTATATATTGTTTGTTGTATTTGTGGATTTGTAAGATTGACTACCTGATTTCCTTCAGATAATTCTAACCAAGATGTATTACTTCCCGAATATTGACCTGTCCATGTTAAAGGAAAATCTTCATTTGAAGATTGAGCATAACCACTAATATTAACACCAATTAAGGAAGAACCTAAACCAATGTTATTTATATTGTCTGTTGTACCCGATAATTGGGTTGTGACTAATGAAGAAGTTACGAAACCACCGTACATCTGTTACCTTTTTATATTAAGAGACACTTCCACTTGTATACATCAAAACGATACCTGTGAAACTTCCACTCTTAAATGTTAATAATCCATCATTTAAAGAAAAACTAAATCCATCACCAGGCGCAGTTAGTTGATTAATTACCGTTCCTAATGCTGGTTCACCTTTTGCTCCTGTTACACCTTTTTGACCTTTATCTCCTTGAGGACTCGCTCCTTGTGCTCCTGTTGCTCCTTGTGCACCCTTTTGACCTTTTTCACCTTTAGGACTTGCACCTTGTGCTCCTGTTGCACCCTTTTCACCTTTTTGACCTTTTTCACCTTTAGGACCTTGTGCTCCTTGAGGTGATGAACCTTGTGCACCTTGAGGACCCTGTGCTCCTATTTCACCTTTTTGACCTTTAGGACTTGCACCTTGTG